ATGGGTACTGTTGAGTTGATCTCTACTTTGGATGAAGGCGTTCGTGAAGGTCGGATTGCGCCCTATTTGGCCGATTTTATTGCAGCGCAAGCCCTGAATGTTTCAGCCGACGAAGTTGGCTTTAGCGAATGGGGCAGCCCCGACCACGACGTGCTATCCCGCGTTGGAGCAACCATCGAATCCCTTTCCCGTCATCAATAAACCAAATGCGGCGCTACTTTATTCGTAGCGCCGCATTGCTAAAATTGCCTGAAAAAAGTTTGTGAACCTTGTCATTTGCAATTTTATTCAGGCTGTGCTATACTCTCACGCGTTGGGCCGGTAGCTCAGTGGTAGAGCATCGGACTTTTAATCCGCTGGTCGTGGGTTCGATCCCCACCCGGCTCACCAAGCGGGATTGTTGCAAACTTGCTACGAGTTCTAGAAATGGTTCTCGTGGCTGGTAGGCGACAATCCCTTTTTTTGTGCCCCAAACGGCTGCAATGAGTGATTGTAAGGCTACGCGCTTCTCGGCTAAGGCTCCCTTCTGCTTAAATGTCCAACTAATTGATTCCAACAGATCTAAGGCTTGCTCCATATTAAAGGATGCAGCTGGCTTTTGGCGTGGTGCTTGTGCTTGGGCCAACAACGCTGATTTGCGCTGCTCATATTCATCAGCCCGAATGTGATCGTTGAGAAACAAGCGCTTGAGTGCGGCAAGCTCGGCTTCAATGTTGGGTGCTTCGGGTTCTGGTTGTTGGCGTGCGGCCCACTGTTGCTGTGCAACTCGGAGAATGTCGCGCTTCCAATCGCTGGGAAACGCCAAGGCATCGAGCACCGCAATCATATGCTGATCAATCACATCGTTTCGTACCATGGCCATGGGGCATTGGTTATAACGGCGTTGGCTGCACTCATAATACACAACATTGGTTGTGCGCTTGTAGTGTTGCCACATGCGGCTGCCACATTGCTCACAATATAGAATTTCACTGAGTAGCCCACGGCCTTGGCTCACGGGTGTCCAGCCACGCTTTTGGCCGCGCCGATCAAGCAAGGCTTGTACCGCGTCCCATGTTTTTTGATCAATCAGCGCTTCGTGTTGGCCAACATAGTTTTGGCCTTTATAGCTCACTTTGCCAATATAGATTTGGTTGCGCAGCATCGATGCAACATTATCTTTGGTGTAGGGAACATAGCGTCCTTGCTGCGTATTCCAAACCCGCGCACCACGTTGATTCATTGCATCGGCGATGGTGCTGAAACTATAAAGTCCAGTTGCATAGAGGGTAAACAGCATGCGCTGGTGCTCGGCATCGGCTGAAGGAACCAGCACCCCGTGCTCATTGCGTTGGTAGCCGGTTGGCACTGGGCCTGGCAACTTGCCTGATTCCGCAGCTGCACGGCGGGCGCGTGCCACCCGTTCCCCTGTTAGCCGGCTATAAAGTTCGGCTCCAGCTCCCAACATGGTCAGATTGAAACGGCCAGCAGCAGTATCCATTTCAATCGGCTCGGTAATTGAAATGAGTTGAATCCCCAGCGCGTGGAATTCATCAACCACCCGCAGCTGAAGCGAGGTGTTACGGGCGCAGCGGTCGAGCTTCCACACTAAGACAACATCAAAGCATCGTGGTTTCCGAGCGGCATCTGCACGAAGCTGCATAAACGCGGGACGATCAGCATTGCGGCCACTCTTGCCCGCATCTTGATAGACCTGCACAACGTGCCAACCATGGCGTTGGGCATAGGCCTGACAATCACGCTCTTGGCTTGCAAGGCTGCTGTTTTCAGCTTGTTCACGGGTTGAAACCCGCGTATAGATAACGGCGCGCATGAATAATCCCTTCTACGCTGCTTTCGATTGAGGCGGTTGTGCAGATGATTGATCCGCTTCATGGTCTTTGTCAAGCATCAATGCAACCAACAACGCTGCAAAGGCTTGAACAACGGTTTCACGTTGCCCATTGGCTTGGCCCCTTTCAATTGGTGTTGGTGGTTGGGTTAGCTTGATCGGGTAAGGTTGGTCTAGCTCCATCGAATTAGCTCCATGTTTTCAATGGGCAATCCATCATAGACCGCGCTGAAGAAGCTGAGCATTTCGGCAACGCTGGTAAATCCATCGGCTTGGGCCAATGCTAGTTCATCGGCGGCGGTCATTTTTGCTCCATCAAGCTCAATTCCATTGGCGCTGATGCGCACCGACTGAACGCTCGTGCAGGTTGCTTCCCGCAACAGGCGGCAGTGCTTTGTGCGCATTCCGGTATAGAGCTTGAGTTGATCACCAGGCTTGGTTGGGTGCTTGCGCTTTGGGCGAATGGTGCAGGATTTCGTGCCGCTAGCAACCGCCTCGGCAAACTGGGGCTTAAAGTTATACGCTGGCATGTATTGTCCTCATGTTGGTTGGTGTTTATCGCGTAAGCGGCGAAAGCACTCTATCGCTGCTTGTTTTTCTGCATCGGTAATCGGTTTGGGTTCTGGTTGTGGTTGATTGGGTTGGGGATCGGGGGTTGGTGGTTGGTGATCAGGCGTAGGTTTATTCTCGGTAGCCACAAAGCACCTCATCAATGAATCGCTTGGCCAACGTCACCGCATGCTTTTTCGATTGCACATTCGCCATAATTTTGGTATGGCGTTTGCCGTGTTTGATGATCTTGATGACTGTGCGCTCAGGCGAATGATAGATGGTACAAAACCCATAGGGCGTTTCCATCAAGTAGAATTCATCGGTATGCCAGAGACCGCCAGAGCCTGATACAGGATAGGCAGACTGGTCAATTAGAAACGGTTTGCTCATCGTGTGGTTACTCCTCATGTGGGGTGTATCAAACAAGCTCCAAGGCTAATTGGGTTACTTCGCGTTTGGGTTGGTCCATGGGTTCGTTGGGGAGTGGTGCAGCGAGCGCGGCCTGTTGGGCTGGAGTCAACCACTTGGCCACACGCCACGGCGCAAGCATGCGATTGGTGATGAGGTTGCGAGCTGCGGCAAGATTGCCATTGTGTAAATGCTCTTGAATTTCCAAGCGCGTGCCAACCAGATTGATCAGTGTGCTCATGCGGCAGCCAACAAGGGAATGATAATTTTGCGGCAGCCGCAGCGCTGCGGGGTGAACTCGATATAGCCAGCATCGCGCAGCACCAACAGCGCTTGGGCAACGGTGCTATACCCGAGTTTGACTTCAGTAGCAAGATCGCGCACGGTCGCTTGAGGTCGACGACTGACTGCGGCCCACACCAACCGCACGGCGGTAAAACTGACAGGTTTGCGGCGCATTAGGCGGCCCCCAGTCGATCCATCGGATCACGGCGACGATAATCGGCAGCACTCAACACCACCAACTGACCTTGCACGGCATCGAGCAGGCGACTGCATAAGCGCATGCCAAAGCGACGATTGGCTTCGGCAGTGTTTGGGTGCAAGTTGCTGGTGATCACGGTCGGACGTTGATATTCGTAGCGCTCGTTGAGCAACTGGAACAAGGTTTCTTTGCCCCAATCGGTGGCATTCTCGGCCCCAAGATCATCGAGCAGCAGAATTGGGGCTTTGCGGAAGAGTTCGAATTGCTCATCGAAGCTATTCTTGGGCTTGGCGCTAGTTTGGTCGAAGGTCGAACGGAGCAAGCGCAAAGCATCGGGTGCAGTTGACCAGACAACTTCGAAGCCACTGGCTTGCAGCTCGTTGCCGATCGCTTGGGCTAAGTGGGTTTTGCCACAGCCTGGATTGCCAACCAAGGTCAAAAATCCATCGGGGTTGGCCGCAAAAGCTTGGGCGGCCCCAACCGCAACCCCAACGCCAGCAACCGTGTTATCGAAGGTGGCGAAGGTCTTGCCGCGAAATGAGGCTAGGCCGCTTTTGGCATGTAATTCACCACGTCGGCGCTCATTTTGGCGTTGTTGCAGGCATTGGCAGGTTTGCAATTTGCCAAACATCTGGTGATGAATATCGACATCGTAGACAAAATAGCCTGCACCGTTGCAGTGTGGGCAGGTTGCGTTTGGTTCCCACGGTAGGCTGGGCGGTGATGGTTGTGGCTCTGGTGGGGTGAGCACACTGGCCAAGGTTGAATTAATGCGTTGCATAGATTCCTCGTAAGTCAGCTTCAAGCGGGGTCAGCCAGTAGCTGAAGCGTCGCCGGAAGCGCTCGTTATGTTTGGGAATTTCAATTTCGCCGCGTTCCTCAACCCAGATGGCCTGTTGCATCCACGCGACCATCTCTGCGGGCAAGCCATGATTTGCTGGCAGCCACGTTGGCCAATCGGGCAACGGCTCAGTTGGTTGGGCTGGCTCGGTAGCGGCAGGTTGTGCAGCAGGCTGGCGATGCAAGCCAGCGCGCAAATTCTCGACGATCTGCGCAGGGTGATAGCCTGCGGCATCGGCATGGGCTAAATAGGCTTTGACTTGGGCATAATCCTCATGGGCAAATTCGCGAGCAGCGCCAATGGGCGGATTATGGTTTCGAAGCAGAAGATAGGTCTCGGTCGCAACTTGTGATCGGCGTGATGGTTTCTCGACGACAACAACATCATCATTTGCATCATGCGACGCAGGAGTTGATGTTGTTGGGAAGTCTTTGGGAAGTCTCTGTGTAGTTGTTGTATTTGTCTGCGATTCTGTTGGGGGAGGTGTGTCATTAGAATCACCCACCTCTGCCATTCTATTGGGAGAGGTATGCGATTCTGTTGAGGGAGGTATCGCATTAGAATCACAGAGGGGGGTGCTAATCTTGGCAATGGCATGGGCGATCGGGGCAACATACAACAAATTGGTTAAGCGCTGCCCATTCACGGTTTCCGAGCGAAATTCGCGCACAATTAACCCCTTTTCGACCAAGGCGTTAATGCCTGCTTTGACTTGGGCTTTGGTAAACCCATATTGGTCAGCAAAGTTGTCGTAGCTGCGCTGGAGCATATCCGCGCGAAATTTCTTGCGACTGCCTGTGACATGGCCCGTGGTTTCGTTGCGGAGAATGGTTGGGCGATACCAATAGACAATGTCGGAAAGCAAGATCACCGCACAGGCATGGGGCTTTCCATTCTCGAATGTAATATGTTGAAACCACGCTGGCGGTACAATATTGCCCTCGATTGGCAGTTGGCCAATCGCATCAACCCATGCATTTCCGGTTGTCATAGCACACCTTTAAACAAATGAGCGCCCCGCAAGGCGCTCAGCAAAACGATCAGTTAGTTATCAAAGACTTCATCACGCTCGGCCTGTTCAGCAGCGGTTGGGCGCTTGGTTCGGCGGAAGAGATGGGCTTTGGGGCAGGTTTCCCAATGGGTTTGCTCGATTCGTTGGCCATGGCCATTGGTGTTGTAGGGCATCGTGCCAACCCATACAATTTCGGCTGCGCAGCCACGGCATTTGGCAATCCGTTCGCGCTTGGTTGGTTGTTCAGAAACTGGGCTAGGGTTGGGCTGAGGTGGTGCAGCTGGCAGCGATCGTGATTCCGATGTGCCAATAATTTCGCCATGCTCATCGATCGTGACCACTCGCGCATCAGGGATACTGCTCGTTTCCGTTTCATCAAGCATGCCCAGCCCAGCAAACGAAAGCGTTACTCTGCGCTTGGCCTTGGTCTCGGCTTTCATCATGGCATTTGCACGGTTATCGCCTTTCAAGCCCTCAATAGCCACGGCTCCAATTGCTTCATCGCGGCGACCGTGATCATTTTCAGCCCGCGCGGTAACAACGTAGACCCCTTCAACCAGTTCGCGGCTCACAATCGTCACGCTGATGTTATCGCGTTTGCGCAGCTGCTCGGTGCAATCTTTACTGGCATACAACTGGAGCTTGCCGTTGAGTTGCAGATATTGAAATGGGCGGGTTAATGGATTTAGCCCCAACGATTCGCAAACCCGATGATAGTATTCAACCCGTTGCGGTGGGGTGAGTTTGGCAAGATCGCCCTGGACAACGACTTGCTCAATCAGCGATAATGCAGTGCTCATACATCCTCGCCATCTACTGCATTCAGTGTGCTGTGGCTTTTAGCATGGCCTTCAATAGGCTCACCAAGTGGTAGCAACCATGCAAATCGAGTTTTATCTTCCCCTTCTTCTTCCTTGTGCCATGTAAATTGTAAAAATGGAATGCCATCGCGGCGCTTGCAAAAAGTTATTTTGAGACTGGAACAATCAGCGTCGTCAATATCTCCATCAAACCCAAGCTTCTGCATAACAGTGTCAAGTAAGAGCGGATCGACAAGCATTGAGCCGATGGGTTTACTGGCTGCTAAAATCTTATTCAATTGCCCATCTAACTCATTGGCAGCTTGACCAACGATTACTTGGCCAATGGTGTCATGAACTTCAAGAAGATCGGCATTGGGTTCACGAAAAACTAACCCACTATCGGAATAGGTTGTTATCGTGGTTTGATTTGTAATAATGATGCGGCTAATAGGCATTGGTAACTCCTACTAAACATGCTATACTGGCAAAAGTCTCAAACAAAAAGCACCAATTCATCTAGTCCATGAATCGGTGCTGGTGAACGAGAAACGAAAGCCCATTGGCCTATGCCGTGGGCTTTTTTTGTGGACACAATGTCCTTGCAGCAGTGCGAAGTGCTTCTTCGCGCTCGGCGACCTCAATCCAAGCCCTCACTTTGGGGTCGGATTTGGCTGCATGGAACGCCGCACGGCGCTCAGCTTGATCGGCCTTGCGTTGTCGCTCTCCATAGGCTTCAATAGCATCACCGAGATTTTCGAATTCACCATCACTGGTGTGAATCCAAGCGGTCATTGACATGCTCCTCAACATAGTACGATGGCAAACAGTCCAAGCCGATAACACCAATATCTGCGAATACTGCTCGCGCAACAGTGGTAAGTTGGCGCTGAATAATCAGCGCCTCTTCTTGGTTAAGCGTGCCAATGGCCAAGGCCACGTCGGCCTCGCCATAGTTCATCACAATTTTATGGGTCATTTTTCGTTTCCTCTTTGGCTGTATCTCGTATGGCGATCAGGCGTTGGCGCTGCTTGTCCAACTCTTCACGGCCTTTTTTGACAAACTGCAAAATTATTGGTTCACGGGAACGCTGGGCGATTTCGACGAACGCATCATCCGCATTGCCCCGCAATGCCAATGCGTCAGTTATTTCAGCCCAACGCTTATTTTTATCGGTCGCTGCCATCAATCCATTCCTGCGTGATTGGCGATGGAACCGACCGACTAAGCTGCCCAGCGGTAAACGCAGCTTGATCTTTGGCGCTGAAGACACGGCGCAGCCAATAACCAAGAATCACCACCAGCCCAGCTCCGCCCGATAGCAAGAGCAAAGCAACCCCAAAAAAGAGATAAATCGGGCTAACCAGCCAACAAAAAAGCGAGAACCATGCAATGATCGTGAGCATGCCGATCATGTAGGTGATGGGTGGGCGTAACCTCCATGGGTTATCCCACAAGACAAGGTGCTCAGTGGCCAAGCTAATGGCACAGCCAAGCGTGCAAATAAGCAGTTCAATCATCACAACCTCATCAATAAACTGAGATACAAAAACGACTCCCTGTAGTAATCTTTTGATAGTGTGTTTTGGGCAGGCTTACGTGAATTCCTGCCTGAACAATTGCAAGGCTCGTCCATGATCGCAAAACAAAACCGTGCGATCATCGGACTGGCAGATCCCGCGCTGGGTGCGCGCAACATCTTGCAATGTCCTTCGAGACTCTTGTGGAATCTCGCAAATTGTTAAGGTGCGTGTGGTGAGCAGGTTATGGACTGCTCAGGCCAAAGCTTTTACTCGGTATAAGCAACGGCAACGGTATAGGTATGGCGCTTTTCGGCAATGTCGGTTTCGGGATCAAACGCATACGCCGTAGAGAGACTCGTTGGAACGATGGTTGGATTACTTTCAAGCCATTCATTGACTTTCCGCTCGGCTAACGCTGCTGCGAGGTAGGCATCATCTTCACGAGTGACCGAAAAAACTTTGACTTTGGCTGCCATCAAAAACTCCCTGTTGGTTGATGATTGATAATCGGTTGCTGGTGACGCTTCCAGCGCTGCAATATGGCTTGCAGCCGATAGCCACACTATCCTTCAAAGGAATAAACTAGGCAGCTGCCTTGGTCAACGATGTGTAGAGGTGTTGGCGCATCAATGAATCGGCCTCGTTATAGGTCGAGCGATAGCCCAATAGTTGGCCGCTGGAGTACACTCCCCACTCACTCAAGTTGAGGCAGTAGAACGCACCCGTTTCGCTGCCAAACTGGCAACTTGGGCACGTGCATTGCGGCTTTTTGGCTTTGCGGTTCTTCTTGATTTTGGTTGTTGGTCGTAGAGGACTAATTGGGGCAGCGGATATTGGAAAGGTCTGAGTTGGGACAGGATAGTATGGGGCGAAGGCTTGCATTGATGGCCGACGAATGTGAATGGTATCAATCGTTTGCATGGTTGGCTCCTTGGCTAGTCCAGTTAAGCAGCTTGTTGATTAAGCTTTCGATCTTGTTCGTCTTGAGAAACTTTTGTCCCTTCATCGGGACAGTTGGGTAAATTTTTTTGAAGATAAGAACTAATGGCCCATCGCACTACGACAGCACGAGAAACTTGCATTTGCTTGGCTATTAATGCCATTGCATTCAAATCATCTTTTGGGACATGGACAAGAGTTCGTATAAGATTCGACAATGACCACCTCCATGTACAAATGGACTTTCTAAGGGACATTCTATCAGAGGGGTATACTATTGTCAACGAGGTATATATCATTTATACTGCGATTCGTATTAAATTGGGGTTATTACTATGTCAGAATTGTCAGTTTTTGTCGATCAACAACTTAAGCAACGTAACTGGAGTTTACGTTTTGCCGAAGAAGAGACAGGAATATCAAAAACTGCCTTATCCAATTTAATAAATGATGTTCAGAAGCCTGATTTAGAAACACTAGTCAAGGTTAGTCGCTCTTTTTCAATCCCGCTCTGGCGTGTCGTTGAAATGGCTGGCTACGACTTAGGATTTCAAACAACATCCCCTTCCATAGCTGAACGGATTGCCTCACTTATTGAGGCTGTTCCTGAATTTCAGGAGGGACTTGAGCGTTTGATGAAGGCAACCCCTGATGATATTGAAGGAATGCTAGCATTTCTTGAAGGTCAGCGACTGGTTCGAGAGCGCCGGACTCAACATCATTCAAAGTCAGAATAATATCAAACCATTTTGCCAATGCGATAATCTCTTCATAAGGCATATATAAACCCTCATTAGAAGCTGCGTTCGATTCTATCATTCAATATAGGCAGCAAAGATTACAACATCATTTTGACCGGAACAGAAAGAGCACTATGGAGTGCTTAATTTGTTGTATGCAAATTATTGCATGCTATTTCTGTTTGGCAAAGGTGATGTTTCTTAAGTAAACGTCACCGTTAAATATTATCTATACCATGACGATAGTAATATGGAACTATTGTAGTGTTTCTATACATCATACTATTTTTCTCTTCCTTGTTTCAAAAATTCATACTTATGAAACAAGGAATTACCATAAGATTATCCATCAATATTCTTTTCAGAATAATTAGTAGAGGTTCATATGCCAGATCCTCAAGAACAGAACAAACCCCAGATACCAAAGCTCATTGAAAGCGACATTCTTATTCCTTTCTCCCCAAAACTAGCAAAAGTTCTAGGGGATCTTGAAGCACTCTTTCTTCAGCAACTCCACTATCACACCTATTACCGTTCCCATCCTTATCTTTTTGTTGGGCAGTATAGCTGGCATCGAAAATCCTACGACGACTGGTGCTTAGAACTGAGGCATAGCAAGCCAAAAACCCTCCAAGTAGCAGCACGTAAACTTGAGAACCATCACATCATTTATGGTTGTCCTGTGAACGTGCAAAACCGTCAACAAAAGTGGTATACCATTAATCATCAAGCAATCCAAGTAATCAATACATCACTGGAGGAGCTGGTCCGGCTTGATAAAAAACAAGCTTATGAGCGTTTACTCCCCATGATTGAGCCGCATTATGACCGGAATGTAAGTGATCGATTCTTGGCCGCATTAAGGAACAGCGAGTACCCTATTAGTAGTCAACGTGGTTGACTGGTCTACTTCGTTGACTAACACAATATGATAGCTGTAGCCATTGCTCGCTGCTACACTGGGTATATGATTCTGCTGAGGGAGGTATAGCAATAGAATCACATACCTCCTAAATTAAGGATCTCAAGATCCTTAAAAACGGATGCCTTAGAGATCCTTAATTTAAGGTGCTCTAAGATCCTTAAATACAGAACCTGTTAATTAAAAATAATATATACATATAGCAACTACTACTAAAGCAAGCACCCGCTAGCGCGGGTGAGTAATAATAAGAGAACGTTGTTGTTGCTATGATCTCCATAGGAATACTAATTACTCGGTCAAACTTAGCAAAATCCATAAAACATCCCTTCACATATAGAAACTCTATATAGCAACTATCTATTTTTTCTTGAACTGTTCTGCAAATCGAACATTTTATCCAAAAAATGCTCCACCTGCTGTGGAGTTCTGGTTTGGTTGATTGTTTCCTCAACCTCGTGTATTATGTGTCGGATTGTACACTAAATCGAACATCTGTCAATCCCTTAATTTCGTCCTATTACCATTCCCTTGAGAGGTGTTTCATGCTTGGGTTATCCAGTCTCCTGTCGCAAGAACTGGCTTCCCGCAACTGGTCGTTGCGGGAACTTGCCACACGCTCTGGCATTGCCGTTTCAACCCTCTCCAATCTCATCAATAAGCCCGATGTCATGCCCGATCTTCGTACCTTGAATGCCTTGGCTATTAGCCTCAACCTGCCCATCCGCCAGCTTGTTGAAGCCTGTGGCATTCCTGTGGACGCTCACCCCAGCGATGAGGATGCCACCATCCAAGCCCTCATCACTGCTGTCCCCGAGGTACGCATGTTTCTGAACTTATTGGGTCAACTCTCGCCCGATGATCGTGCCGCTATCCTGTCTCATTTGCGCTGGAAAGTCGAAACGTCGACGAACGCCTGATCGCCATCCTGACAAGCGGGTTGTCCCCGACCCGCTTTGTTTTGATCATCAACCACTGGTCGCTCCCCCACTGATTGACTCTCGTCGACAAGCTGCCGATCAATGTCAACACTTTCTATCCAGTCAAGCACAGCGGTCTTATTGTTGTGTGCTGCCGAATACTGCTCCAACAGTTCTACACCGACACGAACATGGTGAACTTGGGCATCAGCATCAGCAGGCGTGGCATGATGCATTGAACCAGCGGTTACGCGACGGGCATTGACCACAAGATCAAGCCCTCCACAAACCCCTGAGCGGAGAAGATGGTCACACGACATGGTGTTGTCCCTCTAACTGGGGTGAATGAGCGAGCATCGACAGCGAAGAAGTGAGCAAATAATGCCGATGCAATAGTAAAAATTATGATTGAAACGTTTTATTTTTGCAAGTACAACAAACGCAACAATTACGCACAAATAGCTTTTCTTGTGCAGATATTAACGATATTCTTATAAATCATCATTAAATAGCATTAAAAGCGCATAAATTTAGCCTTCATGACGAAATATATTTCTATTCCAGACAAGGAATAGTTAATGTAATTATCTCGTTATGCGTTGCAAATAATCCTCTTGAGTGATCCAAACGTGGAATAGTTTTACACCGATTAACCCAAAAGAATTATTCCACATGTGGCACTATCAATTGTAAACAGGGCAGAGTGCTGATTGTTTACAATTGATAGCAATTGATAACAGCATTCTGTGGGAGTGTTATCAATTGATAACAGGGGCAAGAATCAAAGCTACAACAAACATTGTTAGTTTATTGTTGCTCGCTGCGGCTACTGCCAGATCGACAACACATGATGCTGGTTTATTGTCGAAAGCGCGTAGGATCATTCATCAACAACAACAAACCAACAACATAGCGCGAATAGAGCGACAACATAGCGCGAACAATTGTTGTTGTTGCTCCAGCCTGGCCACCAGCTGCTGGTACTCAGCTATGGATCGTTCCACTATCTCACACAATCGATTGAAGGTATTGCAAAGCCTTAATAAATAAGGTATAGTCAGAACACTATAATCCTCGTCAAGGATTAAAACGTCCATGTCGGCAGCGGTGAGCTGGTCGGCAGCGCTATCCATATCGAAAGACCTCAATCCTCGTACGGGGATTAAAACATATTCAATTGGTAAGGTGCAACAACAGGTTTTTGGGATTCGAAAGACCTCAATCCTCGCTTGGGGATTAAAACTCATGGGTAATATAGGCAGCTCGATCCCAAATGTCATTCGAAACACCTCAATCCTCGCGAGGGGATTAAAACGGGGCAACAGCATAAATGGTGAGCGTTGGGTGGATTCGAAACACCTCAATCCTCGCGAGGGGATTAAAACCAATCCTCGGCGTTCTCACTTTCGTAATCGTCGCCGCTTTCATTCGAAACACCTCAATCCTCGCGAGGGGATTAAAACGGTAGCATTTGAACGCATCCGCAAACCTGACAAGTACATTCGAAAGACCGCAATCCTCGCGAGGGGATTAAAACGTAGAACTCAGGCCAAAGATCGCGCTCGTCGTGCATGATTCGAAAGAGATCAATCCTCGCGAGGGGATTAAAACTCCCCAGACAGGCGTTTAGCGCTGCTCATGTTGAATTTAATTCGAAAGACCGCAATCCTCGGTAGGGGATTAAAACTCAGCAATATTGTAACGAGCAGTTACAGGTCGAGCATTCTTCGAATGGGCACAATCCTCGCGAGGGGATTACAACATTGATGGCTTTGTTTCCGCATTCTCCCATCGGGTTAGATTCGAAGCACCGCGATCCTTGGCAGGGGATTACAACAGATTTGTGTAAGATTATCGGAAAATTAGCGAGAAATATACTCGCAACACCGCAATCCTCGCGAGGGGATTAAAACCCAGAGCTTGTACGCTTCATCCATGAGCCGTTGCATTGTTGGATTCGAAAGGCCTCAATCCTCGCGAGGGGATTAAAACTTCAGTGCAACGGGCTTGCCCTTCGCAGTTGCCATAATTCGAAACACCTAAATCCTCGTGAGAGGATTAAAACGCAGCGCGGCCAATTCGATTCGATTGCAACAATCGATGATTCGAAACACCTCAATCCTCGTGCGGGGATTAAAACTCAAGCTGACTTTCTTTTGAGCTTCAGCGGTCGAAACAGATTCGAAACACCGCAATCCTTGCGAGGGGATTAAAACGCCAACTGGAAGTTGATTGCCCAGAGCGCTGTTGTTTTCATTCGAAAGACCTTAATCCTCGCGAGGGGATTAAAACCAACGACCTGTCAGCTTACCGTATTCAGTTACCATATTGGATTCGAATGACCTGAATCCTCGCGAGGGGATTAAAACATCATCGGGCTACGAATGAGCCACCAGTTCCAATTGACTATTCGAAAGACCGCAATCCTCGTCAGGGGATTAAAATGGCTACTCGGCTTGTTTATTACTCGCTTTACCGTCGCGTCCATTCGAAGCAGCTAAATCCTCGTCAGGGGATTAAAACTTAAATGTGCTAAAGTAAACCTCTATACTCTCGTCTTGTTATTAGAATGGCCGCAATCCTCGTGCGAGGATTAAAACATAACCGTTGCATGGGCTAGTACGTCGCTGCGAAAGTTATTCGAATGACCTGAATCCTCGCGAGGGGATTAAAACCTAGGGCGGTTCGTAACACGCTCAGAGCGTCCTGTTATTCGAAAGACCTCAATCCTCGCTCGGGGATTACAACAAATCCAACCAATGGCTTGTAATGGCTTGCATTGCAAGATTCGAAGCACATCAATCCTCGTCAGGGGATTACACCATAAATCCTACGCTATCTATATCAGGGCTTGTGTGGCTAACGACTCGAATGACCTCAATCCTCGCGAGGGGATTAAAACGGGGAAACTGTATTCGCTTGGTTCCCAAGGCCGTCACTTGAACCACCACAATCCTCGGTAGGGGATTAAAACGCAAGCTGGTAGTTCAGCACGTCTGTTTGGTCGATATCAAATTCGAATGACTCAATCCTCGTTAGGGGATTAAAACATTGGTGTTCGATAGAAGATCCAAGCGGGAGGATAAATTCAAAACCTTGAATCCTCAGCAGGGGATTAAAGCCCAATAATGTTTAGCTGGCAGATGACCGCGCCTGTCCCTAGATTCGAAGCACCGCAATCCTCGTCAGGGGATTAAAACCAAACACCATCCAACATCTTGTAGCGATAGAACGAAATCCATTCGAAAGACCTCAATCCTCTTTGGGGGATTAAAACTGCATTGGTTCTGCATACTGCGGTACTAGCCCAGTGGTTTCATTCGAAAGACCTCAATCCTCGTGAGGGGATTAAAACCCATCGCTGACGAAATGACTTCTACATTAACTTCGCTGACATTCGAATGACCTAAATCCTCGTGAGGGGATTAAAACGCAATGATGCTAGCAATATTCCGCTTCATTCCCATAAATTCGAATGACCTAAATCCTCGTGAGGGGATTAAAACCGACGTGGAACGTAGCTGCCTGAACTACGGCGAATTGCATTCGAATGACCTAAATCCTCGTGAGGGGATTAAAACTGGTTGAGGGACATCGAACTGCGGGCGGCGCGACGGTTATTCGAAAGACCTCAATCCTCGTAAGGGGATTAAAACTCATCGTTGAACGCTTGACGATATTCCTCGCGAAACTTCGATTCGAAAGACCCCAATCCTCGCGAGGGGATTAAAACGCAACACCACCCATTGAGGTGGTATTTTTGTTTAAGCACATATAGCGCTGAATAAATTGAGCGAGCTGTCCTTTATGGTTTATTAGAGTAAGAGTATTGAGGCGTTGCATTATCAATCATGCTTATCACCTGCGCCAGACTGAATCTTCAAACATTCCTTTATTCGATGCAAAATCACCTGATCGATTGCATCTAAATACAATGAGGATTCTTTTGTATTAGGAGTTTTGTGATGCGTCGTTGGTTTTCTATCCTTATGCTAGGGGCGCTCGTGATTGCAGGGATACCCAGCATCGCTGCGGCCCACAATCTTTGTTTCAACGAAACAGGTTTCTGTCTCGAAGATCCTTTTAGTGACTACTGGGAAAGTAATGGAGGATTGCCGGTCTTTGGGTATCCTATTAATGCTGCTACCGATGAAGCGAATAGTGATACTGGGCAAACCTATAAAACCCAGTGGCTGGAACGCAATCGCTTTGAGATTCATCCGGAAAACGCAGGCACACCCTATGAAATTCTGTTGGGATTATTAGGGAAGAATCGCCTTGCGCAACTTAATCGCGGCGTAGAACCACGTGAGGCTGGGGCGATTGCAGGCTGTCTCTGGTTTGAAGATACCGGACACAATGTCTGTGACCAGGCACAAGGTCTTGGCTTCAAAAGCTATTGGCAATCCAATGGCTTAAAAATCCCCGGCTTAGATGCCTATGCACGCTCGCTACAACTCTTTGGACTCCCATTAACTAGTGCCACGATGGAAACCAATGCCAATGGCGATACGGTGATGACCCAATGGTTTGAACGCGCACGCTTTGAATGGCATCCCAACAATCCCGATCAATATAAAGTGCTTCTTGGATTACTCGGGAAAGAAGTGCGGGAAAACACCCCTCCGCCTCAACCAATCATGCTGAGTGGGATTGGGCCAAAAGTGACCGATCCTCTTATGATTCCGTTTGGTTATGCACGCGCCACCTTTACCCATGATGGCCGCAGTAACTTTATTGTTTGGGCGTATCAAGGCTCGGATCGTGATCTGATTGTCAATGAAATTGGTGGATATAACGGCAGTCGCTTCGTTACTGGTAAGAAAGAAACCTTCTTTGAAATAGATGCTGATGGAACATGGTCGTTACGGCTCGAGCCTCTCGGCTACAATCAAGGGATTGCCTCTGGAGGAATCGAAGGCCGAGGAGATACGGTCAGCGATCTTTTTGAGCCAGCTAAAATCGGTAATATCCCCTATCGATTTAGCCACAATGGTAACAGTAACTTTATTGTTTGGGTCTATTGTGCTGGTGGGCGGGATCTTGTCCAAAACGAGATTGGCCCCGTACAGAGTGAAGCAGTAGCACGGTTCAGCAAAGGCCCATGTTTCTATGAAGTGCAAGCTGATGGTGATTGGAGTATTGCCCCCAAATAACCATTCTGCTAGTATCTAAATGCTGGGTAGAGAGGCTGGAATTCAGATTTCAGCCTCTTGTTCACTTTCTTTCCTATGGAAGGTGTCATCAAATGGATGTAACAGCTCTGGCTTTAGAAGCATATCTCCATATCCTTGAAGCATCAGTTAATGATCAATCTATTGATACTCATCAATTACTAGCCTTCGTTAAATCATCGGTATTGAATGCTATTCGCACTGGAATGTTAGATGTTGCGAATAAAACTGATCGAGAACTCCAAAGAGCAGTATTTTCTTACATTGCAGAATGGGGTAAAGAACCTGTCTTAACGACGCATCTTAACCTCAATTACACCAATGAATTATTGGATGAAGCTCTAAATGCTGTAGAACGTGAAAATGGACTTCTTGCCATCATTTTGTATGCAACGTGGTGCGAACATTGGATTAATGGCATTATTACAAGCATTGCTCAACGACAAGGTATGACTGGAGTGCAGATAGAGAAATTATTCAAGGGGAATAGATCATTATTTTTGAAATATACCAAAGTGCTCGATGGCCTTGGCCTGCCCCGTTTTGATGAGTCAATTCGCGAGGCATTACTTAAGCTTGCGAAACAACGAAATGATTTTGTTCATTACAAGTGGGAATCGTTGATTGTCGATGATTTAGCTTCGCTCAAGTGGTTTGAGGAAATTGACCAGTTACTTGCTTCTATGCCAGCCAATATCGAAGCCCTCAAAGACTATGAAAATCACCATATATATTTTGGAGTTATTCCCTATATTGATAGGCTTTTTGAACGGCTTGCTGAGCAATTAGCCCGACAAACACAAAAATAAACTTCTTTACTTCACATCCAAAAAATGCATGAAGAGTGCATCTAAATAATATAACATCAGTCTGTTAAGGAGTCTTTGCATGCGTCGGCTCATCTTCCTTGTATGCTCTCTGAGTCTCATCGTCCTGCTTCTTCCACAAGCAGCCAATGCACACAACCTTTGCTTTCCACAATCAGCTTTTTGCCTTGATGATCCATTCTCGGATTATTGGGAAGCCAATGGTGGTCTCGCAGTGTTTGGCTATCCCATCAGCGCAGCTGCAGGCGAAGCCAATCCTGATACTGGGATGGTCTATCAAACGCAATGGGTTGAGCGCAATCGTTTTGAGCGCCATCCCGAAAATGCCGGTACTCCTTATGAAGTGCTTTTAGGATTGCTTGGAAAAGAGCGATTGACACAACTCGGTCGCACTACTAATGCCCGCGAAGCTGGACCAATCCCAGGGTGTTTGTGGTTTGAGGAGACCGGGCATAATGTCTGTGATCAAGCTCCAAACCGAGGATTCAAAAGCTACTGGCAATCGCATGGATTAACTATACCTGGGCTTGATTTATACGCGCGATCGTTACAACTTTTTGGACTCCCGCTTACTAGTGTAGCCACTGAAACGAATGCCAATGGCGATACCGTTCAAACCCAGTGGTTCGAGCGTGCCCGATTTGAATGGCATCCCAATAATCCTGATGAGTTTAAGGTATTGCTGGGGTTACTTGGGAGCGAAGTGCGAAGCGTAGCCCAGCCAACCGCAATCCCAATTCCGCAACCAACGGGGATTCCAATGCCGACGGCAACGGCTCTTCCAACGGCAACACCGACACTTACACCAACATCTGTCCCACGATGCGATCCTTCCTATCCTGATGTCTGTATTGCGCCACCACCGCCTGATCTCGATTGTGGCGATATCCCATATCGTCGATTTAGAGTTTTGGCACCCGATCCCCATCGTTTTGATCGTGATAAAGATGGTATTGGCTGCGAAAGCTAATAAAATAGGTTGGCAGCATCACCTCCTCACTTAGATAGCGCTGCCGACCTATACCTGAATAACACAAATGTTTGTCTTGTAGCGTTCGTTAGGAGGTGGTAGACTTCAAGGCACTTCGTTTGTTAGGCGTGTAGAGAGCGCTTATCGCAGTGTGTGTAGGAACTAGGGTAACCGCATTCTTGTTTAGAAGGGAATGACCATGGATCTGATTGACCGTCTGCGCGATCTGGCCACCCGTGTTACCAAGCAGCTGGAGTATATTCAAACGGAAGAGGCAACCAAAAATGCCTTAGTTATGCCCTTCTTAGCTTCGCTGGGCTACGATGTTTTCAATCCTCTCGAAGTAACCCCCGAATTGAATGCCGATATTGGCTTGAAAAAAGGCGAAAAAGTTGATTATGCGATCCTGCGTGATGGCAAGCCAGTGATGCTCCTCGAATGCAAGCACCATAATGCCGATTTAGGCAAGGCCCATGCTTCCCAGTTGTATCGCTATTTCAGCGTAACCGAAGCCCGCTTTGGGATTCTCACCAATGGCCTCTCCTACTGGTTTTACACCGATCTCGAAGCGCCCAACAAAATGGATACCAAGCCCTTCTTTGAATTCAACTTGCTTGATATTCGCGAACAAGATGTTGACGAACTGAAGAAATTTACCAAAGCCACATTCGATGTAGCTGGCATTGTAACGACTGCCAGCGAGCTGAAATATACTCGTGAAATCAAGCGGATCATGGGCGAACAACTCACCAATCCCTCGGAAGAATTTATCAAGTTCTTTGCGACCCAAGTATACAGTGGTCGGATGACCGCCAACATGCGCGAGCAATTTGGCCAGACCACCCGCCGAGCACTACGCAACTTCATCAACGACCAGGTGAATGATCGGCTGAAAACCGCCTTGGGCACCGATACACGGATCACGATCGAGGAAACCCCAACAGCTCAAGCTGCAACCGATGAGCCAGTGACCACCGCTGCCGACAAAGAAGCAACTGGTGTGCTGACCACGATGGAAGAGCTGGAAGCCTTCTACATCGTGCGCTCGATCTTGCGCGAAACGATTGATGCTAAACGCATCGTTATGCGCGATAAACAGAGCTACTGTGGAATTCTGCTCGATGACAACAATCGTAAGCCCATCTGCCGGCTCTGGTTGAACTCAACCACTACAAAATCGATCAGCCTCTTCGATAACCAACGCAAAGAAGAAAAAGTCCAAATCAAAGATATTGATGATATTTATAAATTTGCCGAGCGACTTAAGGCTACTATTGCCGCATATACTAATTCCAAGACTGAAGCTTAGACAAGCTTATCTTAAACCAGGTGCAGTCAATAGGCGCGATAGGAGTTTGTTGTGGATAGTTTTCCGTGTTTTGTTGTTATTGGCGTGGCCGCATTTATTATTGTCATGATTTTGCGTGGCGCGGGGGAGCGTGAACGAAATAAGCAAAAAGCACATGCTGAATACCAACAGGCACTTAATGCACTTCGGGCTAATCCCCTTGACCCCAATTTAAAGCAACATACCCTTATGCTTGGGCGGGCCTACTCGAATCTTACTCGGGACAGTAAAGGTGTGACGGTTTACGACGAAATGGCGATTATGAACGATATCAATGCCGCAACTGCTAGTGCCTATATGCAAGCCCAACAGCATGCACCAGTGGCTTATCACCCGCCACAATCATCAATTACTAGTACGCTTGCCAGCGTTCCAACCATAGCCGAGCGCTTGCGCAAACTGGATGACCTCAAAGCCCAAGGTTTAGTGAGCGATGACGAGTATACAGCCCGTCGCACAAGGATTCTTGATGAAGTATAAGTTAGACTTTCGCATCCAAGCCAAGTATAGCCAGTAAGGAGTATCCTATGTCTGAACCGATTAAGTATCCATTCGAACATGAGGGTAAAGAGTATGAAGTGTGGGTGCATAGGGATACCACTGGCCGCTCACTGCATGTCTATAAAGATGGCAAACGGATTGAGCAAGCCCACTACATCTTTAACACCCATGAAGAGCTTCAAGATATAGCTATGCATAAAGGGCCTGCGAGCGCAGAAGTTTCGGCTGGTGAACTGATTAGGATATTCAAAGAGCACTTTCATCGCTACAACCTTGACCAATAACCCTCAATCGCTTGAGTAAAGAAAGTCGGTTTGTTTTTGCCATCCTTGGTCAGGGTGGCTTTTTTCTTGCTCTCTTTATCATCAAACGAGGTCACGCCAGCGTCGTATCCATAGGGAATTTCATTGTGGATAGCCTAGTGGATAGCCTGTGGACTATCTGTGAGAAATCTCCATCCTTTGACCCTTGTTTTCGGTGGGAAAACGCACTACCATAAAGGCCCGCCCGCAAACAAGACTAATGGGTATTGACGAAACATGTCCTTTTTAGTACTCTAGTACTATACGCTTGCCCAGAATAGTACTTGATAATTTGGGGTATAATAGCGTAAACCTATCCGTGACAAGTGTCACAAACTTGCACATCTGTGCGGATATCATGTTGATAAAATATCTTGTAGTGATTGATAAGGACGATATTGTGGGAGCACAGTATGAAAAACCACCTATTATTGAGGTAGTGGCAGAGGTTCACTTTGCTACTACTTCGTGGAATGAAACTATGCCTGAGCGATTTGCTAGACGAATCAAAGGTAGTTTTACAGAATTGCTCCCACCAGGAGATGGTGAATCTGATTTAGATACTTCTATATGGGAAGGGCGTAAGGTTTTTAAACATTATACCTATCATGTTTTAGTACAAATAGGTGAAGGTGTTCTTGTAGTCAATAATATTGACAAATATATCGCTTGGGATAATTTATTACCTGTTATCAAGGAAGTGTATACAGCGTATAAAGCCTTGGATAAAGAGGTGAAAATACAACATATTATCCTTCGGTATATCAATCAAATAGATATACCTCATCAAGGCAGCCAAATAAGTTTAGAGAAGTATTTCAATCTTTACCCATACTTTAAGCTTCCTTCTTATGAAATCTATGTTGGCTTTATAGTCGGCTTACAGTTTCCATTTACTGGTGGGAATATAAAAGTCGAAATGCGAACAACCAACAGTGAAGCACCAGAAGTTACATCCGTCATCTTAGACATGGAATGTTTTATTGGGAAGCTTAAGGACTCAACAGCACGAACGGCTTCAAGTAAATTCAATCTAGCTCACCAGCAGGTCGAAAAACTATTTGAAGCAATTATCAATGACAACACACGGCAATTATTCATTGAAACTCGTAGTGAGGGAGTTAGCGATGATTTGCATGACAACTCCATATAAGCGCATAAATTCTTCAAGCGCAAACCTTTTACCTAGGTCTGTAGCTGGAAAACCTGAAAGCAGGTCTGCCACATCTTTTATCGAAAAGAAGGTAACTTCTCTGAGAGAAGTCTATGAGTTTGGTTCAGCGGTAGATAAAATTGAGAAATTTGTACGCGCCTACAGCCACCTAGTGGATTTTCTACTTGATGCATACAAGCATGTTCAAGCCAAGTTCCCAGAGGCAACTATTAAGTTAACAGTCGATGTTGAAAGTAGTGCAAAAACCCATGAGGCCTTCATTCGTGTTACTCCACACATCCCATTCCCTGAAGCGCGACAGCGGCTCGATGAATTCGATGATGCGTGGTGGATTAAAAACCTTGATAGGGGAGATGGCCGTATTACGCTTGTGGTGCGCTAAATGTTTGAATGGGATCACTATCTAGTTATTGCTAATAAACTTGTGGAGATAGGTGATACATCTCCCAAAATATCAGATGCCGCATATCGCTCTGCTATTAGCAGAGCGTATTACGCGGCCTATAATAAGGCTAAACTAATTTACAATAGAGAAACTAAATTACCAAGTGAAGCCGATTCCTATGATGGTCATGGATTAGTCTGGATGCATTTCAAGAGAGATAAAGCGGATATTAGAAAAAAGCTTGGAGAACTAGGGGTTCGGTTACGAGAATTCCGAAATCTCGTTGATTATCAAGTTGTTGTTACACAAGAAGAGGTTCGTCACCACCACTTTCCCTTATCAATAGCTGCGGTATATGCAGTTAAGGATGCTCAAAAGATTGTAGATGATTTGGGAAGATTATAGCTTCCTCATCCAACTTCCCATGATCGCATGCCCCGCATAGCACATCTGTGTGTTAATGTGGGATATGTGGGATAAATTGCCGCATTTTCATTGACAAGTAGTACATGCGTGCTATAATTTTCGCAATCGTATCGACGCAACCAAATGGGGTCATGATGACAGCACGATTTCATGGCAAAGTTATTTTTGTTTTGGAATCGCCAGGCAACTGGCCTGAAGTTGCGCGGATAGTCACCATCAAACGCAACAACAACGAATCAGCGCTTTCTTTTCTAAAACGCTGCCAGCGCAATGGTGAAACGTTCAAACACCAACGATTTGCTTCAACCAAGCAATCCCTAACGGCGACGATGGAAGTTGACTACACAGACGACCAGCCAACGCTGGCGAAAATCATCCTCGCGCCAACCACCAATTAATGAAGAGCGAAGCTCGCTCTTTATGTGACTAGCAGACTTTTACGCTAGCCATGGCGACCTAGGCAACTAGGCGCACGACTGATGCGATACCCGCAAGGTCGATACTCCCCGAATGCATTTGGGGCGTGTTGATCCTGCGGGTTTTTGTTGTTTCAAGGATTTTTTTCTATGGCTGAGGCTGAGTCAATCATCAAATTAGTGAATAGTAACGGGTTGCTCAGCGTGATCATCGTGCTGCTCGTGTTCTTTGGGAAGGCTGCAATGCCATCCATTACAAAAATGCTTGATCACATTGCAGAGTATTTCAATCCAACCCGTGCTGATGCGAAGGCAAAGCAGCAGAAAGAGGATGACGATCGCGAAGCTCGCTTACGCAAAGAAGAGCTCGATCTGTTGACGCATGCCTATGATGGCGAACTGCTCGATGCCTACAAGAAAAATGCCGAGGTTAATGTCCAAGTCATTATGACGATGCAGGCTATTCAGACCAAGCTCCTCGATAGTGATTTGCTGACCCAAGCGCAACTGTTACGCATTAGCCAAGGCGTTGCTGACAACCAACTGGGCGTTACCGACATCAAGACCGATGTTGCCCGCATTTTCACCGTGCTGCAACAAGAGCAGCCGAGCCGGACCCAAACGAAGCCCAACCAACCATTACCCATGTAGGAGGAAGCACCCCATGCTCGCAACCGTCAATTCCATCGCGAACACCCTTGTTCCCATCTTACTCTCGATCATTTTTGGCATCATCGCCAGCTCAGGCCCAGCACTGATTAAGCTTGGTACAGCCTTTATTAACTCCAAATTGACCGAGCATCAGCAAGCCGTTCTCTACGCCGCCGTGAAGGTCGGCGAACGGGCCGCAGCTGCGCAAGGCTTTACCCCTGAGAACGCATGGGAATCGGCCAAAGACGTTGCGGTCAAAGCAGCCATCGAGTATGCCAAGCGGTTTGGCATCTCCCTCGACCCAAAAACGCTCACCCCGTTGATTGAGGCCGAAGCGGCCAAGCAAGAGCGCCTTCGGCCAATGGTGATTGATAGTTCGTTCGTGCCAGTTGTGACCGACGGAGTGTAGCCAATGGGTATCCTTGATTTGCCAGTTGTTGATATTCGGCATCTGCTGCTGCGTCGTCCATCGCGGTTTCTCGTCACGCGGTTGCTGAAGCTTATTACTGGGAGCGTTGATCACTACAACGGCCCCGAAACCGCGATTGCAGCATCGATCGATGCAGAGATTCGGCATCTTCAGGCGATTGCGCAATATCACGTTGGCAAAATCTGGGGGTACGCCAATGGGATCGCAATTTATGGCCACGGCATTATGTATCACTACGCCGTGGGCGCAACGGGCACGATTTATTGGCTGCGCAACCTGAGCGACATTCTTTGGCACTGTGGTCATGGCATCGGCAACAACACAACCGTCGCCGTCCACACGCCGATTGGGGGTCAGCAACACCCAACCGATAAGCAGTGGAATGCAAAGGTCATGCTTTTTGATGCATTGGCCGAGGATCGTGGCTTCAATGCAAAGTCGAACACAAAAGGGCATATGGAGTGGGGGCAGAGCGAATGCCCCGGCCCAGTGCTTATGCCAATGCTTGATGCATGGCGCAAGGAGCCAGTCATCAAGCGCTATCGCATTAAGTACAACGATGCGAATTGTCGGCAAGGCCCAGGGCTGAACTTTCCTATAGCCGCCACGTTCCAAGCAGGTCATGAATTCGATGGCAAGCGCATCTTGGGTCAATCCATTAATGGCAATCCATGGTGGATTCATCGCGATACCGATGGCATCGGAATGTTTCACGACTCGTTGTGTGAGGAGGTCTAATTGGACGTTTTCATTGGTATCACGTTGATTGTGCTGTTGATCGTTCTTGTGGCGCGATCCCTTGCTCGCTTGCATGTCGATGTCAACAACCTGCTGGCTGGCACCCATCATTTGATTGATCGCCCACCAGCGTGGCGCACGGGCAAACCCGACCGCTCCCACCGTCGCCGGAACGCACGCAAAACGACGTCACGCCCATAAGGCGTGGAACGCAATCTTATTCCTATCCGCCGCGCCAGCGGCGACATCACTGAAGTAGGCCATGATGACCAATGAAGTACACGACAACCTCAAATATGTAACAGATAAGCCCTTAACCAAAAAGGAGCAGGCGTTTGTGTATGAGTATGTCAAAGACTTCAACGGTACGAAGGCCGCTCAGCGAGCAGGCTATTCGGAGGACAATCCTCGCGCTGCATCCGTGACCGCAAGCCGCATGCTAACAAAAGCTAACATCATGCGCGCGATACGAGCCTTAGTGTCCGAACGCGCCATGAGCGCCGATGAGGTACTTGATCGCTTAGCCCGCATTGCACGCGGCACGATCGAGCCATTCATCACTAAGGCCAATGCGATCAATCTGAAAACTGTGGAGGCGCAGGTGGACATCGGGCTAGTGCGCAGTTTTCAGGAAGGAACGTCCAAAGTCGGTGCGAAGCTGGAGTTGCACGATGCACTGAAGGCACTGGAGCTGATTGGCAAGGCCAATGGCGCACTGACCAATATCAAAGATTCGTTGTTGGCCAACCTTGATGTGAGCAAGCTCACACCAAACCAAATTCGGGCTATTGCCGCAGGCGAGGATATCATCGATGTCTTACTTAATCCCTAATACCAATCTGCGCATTAAGCCGCCACTGACCCTGCAAGTGCGTGCGAAGGCCATCCTTGAACTGCGCGAACGCGGCTTGGAGGATGTATCCCCGTTTGAGGAGTATCAGTTTAATCCTGAGGGCTACACCAAGGACAAGCTGGGCTGGCAGCCATGGCGCGGTACGGGCATCGACGAGCCTGGGCAGGTTGAGATTTTCGAGGCCTATACCCATGCGTTACGCCAACAGTTTGAACGAGAAAAGTACGAGAACGGCGAAGCCTACGATGAAACCGTGTGGCAGCCCGGGCAGATCATCAAAAACCGGATACGGATCGAAGCAGGCCACGGGGTAGGCAAGACCAAAGGCATGAGCGCCTTAGTCAGCCATTTCTTAGATTGCTTTCGGCCCAGCATTATCTACACCTTTGCTCCGAGCTGGGATCAAGTGAAAAAGCTGCTCTGGAAGGAAATCAAAACCGACCGCAAAAAGGCCAAGCTGCCCGGTCGGATCCTGGAGACCTGTGAAGTCATCATCGACGACAACCATTTTGCGAGTGGAAAGTCAACCGATGATAGCAATGGCAAGGGTGGCGAGCGGGTGCAAGGGCAGCACGGCAAGTTTTTGATGTTTGTGCTCGACGAGGCCGAAGGCATTCCCAAGTTTGTCTATGAGGCTATCGATTCGATGACGAGTGGCGGGATTGTGATTGTGCTCATGATTGCCAATCCCAAGACCCGCAATAGTCATTTCTATCACCAAGCGAAGTACAGCAACGTGCTCTCGATGCGCATGAGTTGCTTACAGCATCCGAATGTGGTGGCTGATAAAACCGTGGTGCCAGGGGCCGTGAAACGCAGTTATGTCACGGACATGATCGAAAAGCACTGCCACGAAGTGGATGGGCCAAACGCGGACTTATTCCACTTCCAAGTGCCATGGGATGCTACAACGTGGTATCAGCCAAATAATGAATTCATGTTCCGCGTGCTTGGTATTCCACCCGAGAACGCCAGTATCAATACCTTCATTCCGGTTGGTCGGTTCGAGGCAGCGGTCAAGCGTGGCAAACAGCCCATGGCCACTGGAACTGTTGACCAAACCAAAGCGCGGATCGGGGTGGACTGTGCGCGCTGGGGTGATGATACCGGAGCGGTGTATTTGCGGCACAACGGGCGGATTAATAAGGTTGCGCGCATCGAGCAGCAAAACACCTTTGTCTATGTTGAGCACATTAAATTCGCTGCCTTGAAGCTGCCTGAGGATGTAACCAGTCTGCATATTCGCGTTGATGGCACCGGTGGCTTTGGGGCTGGGATTATCGATCGCTTATTAGTTGATCCCGAATTGCGGCGACGCTTTCGCGACTATCAGGTGATCGAGGTCCTGTTTGGGGCGCTGCCCTCGCCGCATAACAGCGACGAGTACGCCAACTGCGTGACCGAGATGTACGCTGAAACCGCAGAGGTCTTGAAAGATATTGCCATTCTTCAGCCCGCCGAGCAGCTCGAAATTGATTTGACCGATCGTCAGTATGGCTATCAGTCGAAGGGGCAGTTAGAGCTGAAACGACTTGAACCCAAGGATGATTTTCGCAAACGCCACAAGCATAGTCCTGACGATGGCGATGGCCTCGTCTTATGTGGCGCTCCTGACTTTTGCTTTGATCACCTGCTAATAAGCAATGACGATGAAGCAATGCCTGGCTCATGGGGGAGCTATTAATGCCAACGGCCTTTGACAATCTTTCCGTGGAATCAGCAAAGAAGCGGCTGCCTGTTACGCCCGAAAGCGTCAAGAGCGCCGTGCTCTTTCGCGATGGCGATCACTGGCAAGGTGGCGCAGCGTGGACTGGGCCAACACCCGCCGCGGGCGATAAAAATGCCTCTGAGGTTATGACCCGTATCCAACGCGAGTTTGTCTCCAGCAACGTGATTGCCGAGGTGGTTGAACGCCACATGAACGGTGCAATTGGCCGTGAGCCACAGTGGGGCTATGCCGTCCGTCGCCCACTGCTAGATGAGGAACAACCAACCGATCCCGAGCAAGGCTTAATCGACGAGGCCGAAGCGGCCATGACGAGCTGGTGGGATCAGCGCAATGTGTTAAGCATTTTGCAGGAATCAATTGCCACTGCCGTGGTGTATGGACGCGCTGTCCTGCGCTTGTTTATTCCCCCTGCTGCGGTCGAAGGCGGGGTGATTCAACGGCAGCCAACCTTGGCCGATGCCTTGAATCTCATTTGGCTCGATGTGCTGGCCCCAGAGCAAGCGGGTGTCAGCCGCGACAAAGCCACCATGCAAGCCTGTGGCGTGTATGTCTACACCAACGACGACAAAACAGAAGTTGCGGAAGTGACCTTTCTTGATGGTCTTGATACGGTGGTGCGCACCCTCGAAGGGGAGGCCGTGACGGGCGAAACGCGGCTGCCGCTGATGGGTCACTTACTGATGCTCGAAATTACCTGCAAGCCCATCATCAGCCTGTCGATGCAGCAGATGCAAAAGGCCTTAAACATGACCTTGACCATGCTCCAACACAACATCGTCATCAGCGGCTTTGTCGAACGGGTGTTGTCGAATGCCCAAATGCCCTACGACGAGGTGGACGATCCGGCGAATCCCAATCAAAAGATGCGCGTGTATAAGCCCTATGACATTGGCCCCGGCAAAACGACCAATCTCGTGGGTGTACCAATTCGGGATGAGCGCACGAAGGCGATCACGGGCTATACCAATCCATCAGTGCAGTGGCGCGACCCATCGCCCGTCACAACCTTTGTTGACACCGATGCCGCCATTTATCGCCGCATGCTCAACGAGTGTAAGCAGCTGCATGCGCTATTGAGTGGGGATGCCGTCGCCAGTGGCGAAAGTCGCAAACAGGCATTGCTCGATTTCGCGATGGCGCTTGGGCCAACGGCCACCGCCATCAAGCAGCTGGTGCGCTGGCTGCTCGAAGCGACCTTAGCCTTAGCCGCACACTTTGCTGGCCGACCGAACGCCTTTGATAGCCTGCGCGCGGATGTGACCCCACGCCTGTGGCTGGGCAGCTTAAGCAGCGAAGAGCGTAACTTTTTATTAGCAGCCTATGAAAAAGGGGCTATCAGCCACGACCTGTTCTTAAGCTTGATCGATGTTGAGGATGTGGATGCCGAGAAAGCCCGGATTGCGGCGGAGCAGGAAGCTAAGCAGATTCAGCAAACCCGCACGCTGGCAGCCGCGCTCGCAACCAACCAAGCGCGGCTCGATAGTGGTGCTGCCAGCACCGGCTTGGAGCAACCCGAATGATCGACGCGGTTGCCATTGCCAATCAATTTCGTGCTGAGCTGCTCGCAATGAATGCGAGCGCCATGAACGATCTGACGAAACGCTGGCGCACAGTGGAAGCCGCCTTGAAGGCTGAAATTGAGGCCTTAGCATTTCAAATGAGTCAGGCCAAAGCTGACGGGCAAACGGTCAGCGAATCGCAGCTGTATGCAAACGATCGCTACCAAGCGTTGTTGATCCAACTCCAGCGGGAATTAGCGAAATATAACGCTGATGCAGCGGCGCTGATTCAAGCCCAGCAACTGAGTTTTGCCAGTATGGGAGCCGAGCAGGCGACCGCGTGGTTGCGCTACTCCGGCGCGATTCAAGGGTCATTCAATCAGTTGGGCAGCGGCGCATTTGAAAACATTGTTGCTTTAGCCCGCGCTGGCAATCCCTTGGATGTATTACTGAACAACGCCTATCCGGCAACGGCCCAAGCTATCACCGATGAACTGCTGAAGGGGTTGGCGTTGGGAAAGAATCCACGCACAACCGCGCGGAATATGGTCAACGAAGGGCTAACAACCAGTCTTAATCATGCCTTGCTAGTGACGCGGGATCAGTCGGTTCGGGCATCACGGTTGGCCACGTTGCAGCAGTATCAAACGAGTGGATTAGTCGTGGCTTATAAGCGAGTTGCGGCACGCCAACGGCGCACCTGTCTGGCCTGTTTGGCACTCGACGGCACGGTGTACCCAACCAATGTGATGATGCCGCTGCACCCGCAATGCCGATGTGCTGTACTCCCAATTTTAAGGAACCGCGAGCCGCTGGCGATGCCAACAGGTAAGCAATGGTTTCTGGAGCAGAGCGCAGACACGCAACGGAAGATGCTTGGCCCAGGTCGGTATGGGCTATGGGAACGTGGCGCGTTTCAATTCGAGGATTTAGCGACGGTGCACAGCGGTGGGGTTTGGGGCGCAAATGCCCAAGTTACCACGGTGGCCGCACTGCAAAGGATAGGACGATGATGGAACCTAATGATCTCATGCAGGCACTACGTGTAGCGATTCCAACAGAACAGGTGATTCATGAATCACTGCGTGAATCGTTTCAAAAATTGAGCCACAGCCTTGAAGGGTTTGTGGTACTCAATCCACCACCGCAACTATTCGATGATTTCATGCATCCACGCATCCATCCATCCCGCGTTGGTGATCCACCAGCGCAAGGGTGTGACGCGGCACCAAATCGCAAACCAAAACCATGGGAATCGGTTCGCTGGCAGCCACGCCGGAAATACTAAAAGCAGTCTAGTCATACAGGAGTAAATCGCAATGGTTCGCTTTTTTCGCTCAGTCAAACTTTTTACCGCTGATAACGGTGGCGGCGGCTCTGGCGGCGCTAGTGGTAATCCAGCACCAGCAACCCCGCCTGCCAATCCACCGGCGAACCCGCCCGCTAGTGGCAGTGGTAATCAACCCGATATTGCGGGGCAAATTGCCAATCTCGTTGCCCGCCAAGGTGGCCCAGATGCAGCGCTCATGCTGTTGATGCAGGAGAACTATCAATACCGCGATCAGAATCGCCAGCTGCGCGAGCGCACGCCGGAGGGTTCTGTAGTACTCAGCGGCGATGATGTACAGCGCTGGCGGGATTATCAGGCACTTGGGCAGCTCGATGAATTACGCATCCGTTTGACCGAGCGCGAGCAAGCCCAAACCGAGCTCGCCACGTTGCGCACCCAAGCGACCATTCGCGGCGTTGCCGAAGCGATGCAGTGGAAACCAAGTGTCTTAGAGCGCTTGGCAGGCAATGTCACCTTTGTCACCAAAACCGAGGGCGATACAACCACGATCAGCGTCAAGGACGGCGACGTGGAAACCTCACTCCAAGCCTATGCCGACAAGCACTGGAGTGAATTCATGCCCGCCCTCACGACTGATACAGCCCCTGCACGGAGGGGAACGAACTTTGTCCAGCAAGGTGCTGGCAATGTCAAAAAGACCGATGTTATGACAACCCATAACCAAAAGATGGGTTATAGCGTCCCAAAGCGAGGTAATTAATGGCCGACGTAAACACCTATGCAAACCAACTGACCAGCCCAGCATGGGCGGGCGACTTTCTCAATCGTGAACACCTGATGCCTGGCGGTGCAAAGGTCGATGCAAACCAGTTCATGGCAACCGATGGCGCTGTGGTCACATTGACCGCCAACGCCTTAGTCAATGCTGTGAGCATCGCGGTTTCAGCCTTGGCGAACCCAATCCCGAGCGGCACGCAGCTGCGCTTTGGTGCTGGCAAGTATGCCTACACGACTGCCAATGCAACGGCGGGCGCAGTGACCATTGCGGTCGAAGCGTTGCCGGTGGCGCTGACCAACGGCGATAAGGCCACCTATAAGGGCACAGGCATGAAGCCCGTCACCATCGTGAGCGGTACGTTGCTTGGCCGCACGTGGGCCGAGCGCGATGCAGGCACGGCCTTTGGCCCCGCTGCTGATATCGATGAAGATATTTTCTTCTTGGCTCAAGACATTACCGATGCCAGCAAAAACAATGATGCTGACTTGTATCGCCATGGTGGCATCGTGAAAGAAAACTTTGTACCAGGCTGGGCGAATCTGAGTAGCACGTTGAAGGCGTTTGTGCGCAGCCGTTACCAATGCACCGTTGGCAAAGCCTAAGCAGGGCGAAGGCAACCTAGTTTATTCATCAATCTGTTTAGGAGTTTCGTTCGATGGATTTAGCAACCTTAATTGCTCAAGCTCGCGCTGATGGCACGCTCATCAATTTAGCGCGGAATGTGTTGGCCCAGTTCGGGCGGCCACAACGGCGCTATCTTGGCGCGGAGTTATTGCCCGAGCGTACCGTGGAAGAAAACCAATATACCGAGGATGCGATTCGCTATCGCACCGTCGTGGCCAATGGTGGCACACGGTATAGCCCCGCGCAAAAGAAGGGGGGCGACCTGATCGGAACGTTCGATGTCAAACTGGCCCATAGCGATATTGCCCGCGAATTGACGGGTCGCGACTATGACATCCTGTTGCGCTACTTGGGCCGCAATGCCTCGATGGAAGCGATTGCCGCGCTGACGAATTGGGCTGAAACCACCATTAACTTGGCGTTGATTGAGGTCAACGAAGTTTGGCGCTGGCAAGCGATTGTCGATGCTGCTGTGGTTATTGAGGGTGATAACGCCTTCAAAGAAACCGTGCAATTTGCCAATCCTGCTGGTCATCGGGTCAACGTGGCGGGCGATTGGGCCAATGATAGTTACGATCCCTTCCAAGATATTTACGCCATGGCGAATTTGCTGCAAGGCAAAGGCTACACCGTGGGTCGGATTATCACCGGCACGCCCGCGCTCACCAAGTTGTCGCTCAACAAAAACGTGCGTGCCCGCACCAGCCACTATGTAACCAACAATGGAGGCGCGTTAGAGTTGGCCGCTGGGAGCGCGAGCTTGGCCGGAATCAATGCGGCCTTGCAATTGAATAATTTGCCGCCAATTGAGCGCTATGACCTGCGCTATCGCACCCAACAAGGCGATGTGCGATTCCTGCACGAACAAGCCTTCGTGATGGTGGCCCTCACAGGGCAAAACGAAGAACTTGATTTGCCGGATGCTGAACAAAACCTCATCACCGACACCTTGGGCTATACCGCGATTGGTCGGGCCGCTGGCCAAAGCGAGCCAGGCCGCGTGATTCGAACTGAGCACTTTGAAAACAAACCACCGCGGATCGAAGGCGAAGGCTGGCAGTCCTCGATGGTCGTAATCACCGACCCTGAAGCAATCGCGGTGTTGAAAAACATCTAGGTAGAGCGGAGAAGGTTTACTAATTCAGTTCTTTCAAAGGAGCAATCTCATGGCTGATGTAAAACTCACCTTAACCGAGGCGTGGATTCTGAGCGGCACGACCTATGAGCCTGGCACACATACGCTCGATGAATCAATTGCCAACATTTTGATTAAAGCCGAAGCGGCGAAGAATCCAACACCCGTTGAGCCAATCCCCGTCGCAGCCGTGCAGCGCGCCAACAATCCTGCAACACCCAACGCCGACGGGAATGCTGCATCGGGCACACCCAGTGGCGAACAACCAAGCGGCGAGCCAGAAGGCACACCAGTGCTCGAAGCAATTGTTGGTAGTAAGGCTGCCGCCAGCTTGGCCGCAGCGGGCTATACCAGCTATGGCGATGCGATTGCCGCTGATGATGCCACATTGAGCGCCATTGATGGCATTGGCGAAGCCACGATCAAGAAATTGCGCGAGCACAAGGCGGCCTAAGTATGGCACACACGGACGCTTCGATTAAAGAAGTCATGCAGGAAGAGTTACTGGAAACCGCGACTGTCCTGAACTGGACGGACGTGGAGAACCCAGGCTACAAAAGCGCATTACGACGCACATTGCGACGGCTGAATCTGCCAAATGTCGCAGCATCAGCCAATGATCCGCTGCTCGAAACCGTGGCCATCATTGAAGTCTGGCGCAGCGTGGCCAATGCGACCGTCACCGCGATTAATTACGAAGCCGACGGCGGGTCGTTCAATCGCAAAGATATGCACGACCATGCGGTGCGCATGCTGCGCCAGCTCGAAGCCGAGTTTGTCACTAATCAACCCGTTGTCGTCGAAGAAGCACCGATCAGCGGCACGCTCGATACCTTTAGTCGGTGGTAGGAGAACCCAATGTTGCCGATGCACCCCAATGAAGTAGCAGCAATGCAGCAACCGCACATCGATGCGATGCGCGACCAGTGTGTGCTCATGGAGCCACAGAAAACAGCGAGCCGCTACAACAAACCTGTGACTGCCTACATCGATGCAGGGTCAACGGTGTGTGGGTTCAACCCGAGTGCAGCCAATGGGAGTGCAAGCGACGAGGTGTTAGACACCACAGCGGTTGTGCTGACGAAGCCAACCCTGCGCTTGCCTGCCGGAACTGTGATTGCCGCGTCATGGCGCGTGCGCATCACCCATCGGAATGGGCAGGCACTGACGACCGCTTTATTGTTCGATGTGGTTGGCGATCCGGCGACGATTGGCACGGCCATCGTTGTGGAGCTGGCCACCGTGACTCGCGAGGAGGTGTAGCCATGGCGAAGCGCGGCAAGGGCACGGCCCACTATCAATCCTTCGCCAAGCAATTCCGCGTGCGCATCGAAGATGCGACTCGTGATCTGTTGAACGAAGCGGCCATTGCGGGTGCTGGCTATGCCCAGCAAAACATGGTGGCCAACGATTCGATTGATACAGGCTTTGCGTTGAATAGTATTCACGCGGTCTTGGTCAATGGGCAAGCGGTTGCGGCATCCAGCGTGGAATTGACCGATAAACAAGGCGAGCTGGTGCAGCGCACATCCGCTGGGCTGCCTGCCATGGGCGACAACACCAGCGCGGTCGGCTGTGCTGCCAGCTATGCCATCTTTATTGAGATTCGCGAGCCGTTTTTATTTCCCGCTATCGATCAGGTGAAACAAGACTTTGGCGGGATTGTGCAGGTCGTGCGCCGGAAGCGAGGCCGCTAAATGGTTGATCTATTCGCCGCGATTATCGACTTCATGGGCACGCCTGCTGTGACCGCCATCGTTGCAGATCGGATATGGCCTGGTCCAGACTTGCCCGAAGGCTATACGCCGGATGTTGGCCCAGCCATTCTGTTCGTGGTGCGCGGTGGTGGCTTCGATTACAACCGCCGCGTGCTCAATCCATCGTTGTATGTGCGCATGTATGGCAAGGATGATGGCACGTGCATCGACCTGTGGCAGGTGTGCTGCGATGCGTGGATGGATAAAGGCAATGGCGTAACGCGCTGTAGGCCGGATAGCACGGCAATGCCGCGCCTGCTCCGCACGCAAGAAACCCACTGGTTGTTCGCCCTCAGTGGGTGGACGTTTCACATCAAAAACTATTAGTTCATGTAGAAGGAGGCTGCAATGCCAGTCGATGTTGCCGCAATTACCATGACCAATGCGGTGCTGTATTACGCGCCCTTAGGCACAACCCTGCCTGCTGACACGCTTGTCGCTGGCGGCACATGGCCTGTGGGCTGGGTGCGCTTGGGTTTATCCAGTGCCCCGCTCGTGTTTGCCTATAACTACGAAACCAAAGCACCCGAAATCCAAGAAGCCATGGGTGCAGTCAAGCGCAAAAAGGTCAGCGAAGAAGGCACGCTCGAAACCACCATGGCCCAACTCGATTTTGCTGGTTTACCCCAAATCTGGGGCGGCTCCAATGTGGTGACTGCACCTGGCGTTGGCCAAGTGGGCAAAGAAACCTTCAAAATCGGCGGCGCGAGCCAAATGCCCGTGCGCATGTGGGGCTTTGAGGGTGAGCAAGAGGACGACAACGGCCTCGTATTCCCCGTGCGCGGTTTTATCTATCGTGGCACCGGTGAAGAAGGTGGTGAGTTGGAATTCAGCAAAGAAGATTGGCTGGGCGTTCCCTTCAAAATCTCAGCCCTGGAAGATTTATCGAAGCCCAAGGGCGAGCGCCTGCTTCAGCTCGTGCGCGTGACTGCACCCGCAACCGTCTAGTTCGCAGGGAGCGTGAGAAGGTTTTTGTTTGTTTTCTAGCATATAAAGGATAAAGACCATGGCTCAGGTAATGTTGTCGTTAACCATTGGCCGCGAAGTCAAAGAGATTCGCAAGCTGCCTTTTCGAGAGAATCAGGTATTCAAAAAGAAACTGATCGAGGTAGCCAAAAAGGTCATGCCCCAGATCGGTCAGATGGGCAAACCGCCCGAAAAAGACGAAGATGGCAACCAATCAGGCGAAGCCTTGACCGCCTACATTGTGTCGATGCTGGAATCCGTCGATGGCTTGCTCGAAGAGGCCTTTAACCTTATCGTCGATTACGGCAGACTGCCTCAGTCAACGGGTGATGAAATTCTTGATGAAGAAATTATTGACGCATTTCTGTGTGTAGCAAGCGCAGCCGTACCGTTGGGAAAGTTGAAAGTTTTGGCAGCGGGCTTTTCGAGCATTGGCTAAATAAAGCGACGTATACCAGCGATGTCATTGAACTAATGTATGCCGTGTATGGAATTCCGCCCGATCAGCTCTATGAAGAAACCGTGCTGGAATTACTCCCATCCTATTTAAGCCGAACCTATAACGAACGCGAACAACAGGCTATCTTGGTTGCGAATAAGGTTGGGACGATGCTGTTTGGCGATGACAAGGGGAAAGGAAAAGGCAAAAAGAAAAAGGGTACAACAACCCAGTCAACCCAATCGAAAACCCGATCGGATGTCACCTATATGAGTGCATCGCAGCTCATGGCGAGTATGAAAGCGCGATCGGTCCAAGCGTAATCAAAACCAATTGGAGAATTGCCCAATGACGACAAAACAACGATTTTTGAATACCATCGCTCGCATGCTAATTATTCTTGCAACAGCCATCATCGCGCTTGCGAAGAGCATCACGACGAAGCCAGCCCCGCGTCACCATGTCATCAACTATATGACTGCGCGCCAACTGATGGCAAGCATGAAAGCCCGCTCAGTCGAAGTCTAAACACGAATCGGAGAACAAACTTTATGGATGCAGATACCACGATGTGGATCGCCATCCATCGCGCGTTGATAGCCATTGCCAAAGCGATCGACACCTACAAAATTAAGCCTGGTCGCAAGGCACAACCCAAAACCAAATAGTTCTATGCAACCCGCGCACCTGCGCCGCTTCATAGGAAACAAAGCCGCCGCGATGGATTAGCCCACGCGCCCGCTTTTCACGATTCAGTCAGTAATCGTGGGATGGGCGCGTGGGCGTTCTATTCCCCCAGTAAAGGCGGACGGCTATGGCCGATGAAGAAGAACTAGGGCGTGCCATTATTAAAATCGGCGCGGATGATGCCGAGCTTGACCGCTCAATCAGCAACGCCGAGAACAAAGCCAAAGGCTTCGCGCAATCACTGGCGGAGAGCTTAAGTAGCGCCATTACCACGGCGGTGACTGGAGCCGTGGCCGCCGCCAGCGCTGCGCTGGCAGCTCTGGCCGTGACCGGCGTAAACGCCTTCGCCGGATTCCAGCAACAAATGAACAGCGTGTTCACGCTCTTGCCAGGCATTTCGCAACAGGCCATGCAGGAGATGGGCGAGCAGGTCAAAGACTTTGCCGTGGAGTTTGGCGCGCTGCCTGAGAAGGTGATCCCCGCGCTCTATGAAGCGTTGTCCTCAGGCGTACCCAAAGACAATGTATTTTCCTTCCTTGCTACGGCGCAGAAAGCGGCTATTGGCGGCGTAACCGACACCCAAACCACGGTGGACGGCCTGACGAGCGTGGTTAATGCCTACGGCGCGGACGTACTCAGTGTGCAAGCGGCGAGCGACCAAATGTTCACCGCTGTAGCCTATGGCAAAACCACGTTTGCAGAGATGGCAAGCACGCTCTACAACGTCAACCCCATTGCGGCCAGCTTGGGCGTATCGTTCAGCGATGTATCAGCCGCCATTGCCGCCATGACCGCGCAAGGCGTACCGACCGCGCAAACCACCACGATGCTGCGCCAGCTGTTTGTGGAATTATCACAATCCGGTGGCGAAGTCTCTGATTTATTCCAGCAACTGTCTGGCACCTCGTTCAAGAGCTTTGTTGCCAGTGGCGGCGATGTGCAGCAAGCACTCCAGCTGCTGGAGCAGCACGCCAATTCCAGCGGCGTGGGCATCAATGATCTGTTCAGCAGTGTCGAAGCAGGCAGCGCAGCGCTCACCTTAACAGGCCGTGGCACGGAGATGTTCACGGGCGCACTGGAATCCATGCAGAACAGCGCAGGCGCAACCGAAGCTGCCTACCAGCAAATGGATCAGGGCTTGACGCGCTCGATGGATTACCTCAAAGCCGAATTCAAGGTTTTGCAAACCGATGTGGGCAATGCCCTAGCACCCACAGTGCAGGCCTTCGCTGATTGGCTACACGAGGCCATGCCCCGCATCAGTGCTGTGGTCGTGGGAGCCTTCGAGCGCATTGGTTCAGCGGTGCAAACCGTTGGCCCGTATTTCGCGCAATTTGCCAGCACTGCCAGCGAAGCCTTTGGCCTGTTTATCGATTTAGCATCGAGCGCAATTCAGTGGGGCAGCAACATTGCCACGCAGTTGGCCAATGGGATTATGGGCGGAGCAGGAGCCGTCGTCGATAGTCTTTCGTACATTGGCGACCTCGTGACCTACTGGCTCGAACCCCATTCGCCGCCCAAACTGTTGCCCAATATCGACACATGGGGCCGCGATACGGCGCAAGTGTGGATGGATGGCTGGAATGATGCGCGGCTGCCCACCGATGGGCTACTGGCCTACCTCGAAAGCGAACTGAAATCCATTGAGGATGCGCAGCAGCGGGTCAAGGAAGCGGCGCAAGAAAAGCAGCTGTTGGCCATGATCAACAGCACCGGCGGCAAAGACAGCGACCGCGAGCAGGCCAAGCTGGAGTTGGCCGCGCTGAAGCTGCGCCAAAAGATTCGCGAGGAGCAGGCCAAGGCCGCTGAACAAGAGGTTAAAAAGCCCAAGGCAACCGGTGGCGGGGGTGGCGGCGGTGGCAAATCGCCCATGGACGACGCGGCCAAGAAAGCCGAAGCCGCTGCCCGTGCGCAATGGGAATACAACTTCAGCGTGGCCGGAACGGCTGACCGTTTGCAGATGCTTAAGGACAAACAAGCAGGCTATGCCACGACTGACGCGGAATACTGGCGCTTGCAAGGCCAAATCAATCAGGAGGAACAAAAACGCCAAGCTGAGCTGGACAAACTGGCCAAGGAACAACGCGAATACGAATTGAGCCTCATGTCCACCGAGGATCAGCTGGCACGCTTGCGCCAAGAGCAGAGCCAGTACGCCGAAGGCAGCGAAGAATACAACGCCATTCAGAAGGATATCAATAAGGCCGAGCAGCAACGCCAACGCGAGCTGGATGAAGTCAAGCGCAAGCAAGAGGAAGCGGCCAAAGCCGAGCGTGATTATCAGTATGCCACGGCTGATACTGCTGGCAAGCTGGCAATCTTGCAAGGTGAGCTGGCCAACACCAATGCCGACCAATCCGAATACTGGCGCATCAAAACCCAAATCTCGCAGCTCGAAGCCCAGCAACAAAAGGAGTTAGAAGCTTCCGCCGAGAAGATGAAGGGTGTGGGCGGCGCGGCCAAGGGCGCAGCCAAAGGCGTGGGTGCATTAATTCCACCGTTGGGTGGGATCAAAGACAAAGCCGAGGAAGCCAACCAAGCGCTGAACGATGCGTCGAACGGCGCAAGCGCTGCCACTGATCGCTACACCGACCTGAAGGATCGCCAGCAAGAATTCGTTGCGACCGCTGCACCTGTGCCTTCGCTGATCGACCGGATTCGCAGCGCCTTTACCCAGGCAGCGCCCTTCATCGAATTGGTAAAAGGCGCATTGGGCGGGATTGCGGTGCTCTTCACTGGGATGCAGCTCGTATCGCTGTTCCAAGGCTTAGGCGTAGCGGTGGCCGCACTCGTGTCACCGATGGGCTTGCTCGTGGCTGGCGCGGCAGCGCTTGGGCTGGCATGGCAAACCAACTTTGGCAATATCCGCACGATTACCACCGAGGTGTTCACATCCATTCAGACCACGGTGCAAACCGCGTGGGGCATTATCACCGGCTGGTTCCGCGAGAACGGCGAGCAGGTGGTGACATTCCTGCGCGATGCGTGGGGACGGATTGAAGGTATTGTCAGCACCGTGCTTGGCGCGGTTGGCACGGTCATTCAAACCGCGCTTGGCGCCATTAGAACCTTCCTGCAGGAGCATGGCGAGGAAATCAAGGGCACGCTCTCGCTGGCGTGGGAGACGATTCAAACCGTCATCGATGGTGCACTCGACATTATTGATGGCGCGATTGTTCCGGCATTCCAAGGCATTGCGACCTTCATCAGCGAGCATAAAGACCAGATCACGGGCGTGCTGAGTGGCGCGTGGTCGATTATCAAGGGTATCGTCGAAGCCGCCATGAGCGTGATCCAAGGCGTGATTAAAACCGTGAGCGCCGTGATCAAAGGCGATTGGTCAGGGGCATGGACGGCGATTAAGGATATGTTCGCGGGTATCTGGAATGGCATCGTTGATGTTGTGACCGGAGCGCTCGAAGGTATTTGGAATCTGCTGGTCATTGCGTGGGATCTGATTGGCACGGGCATCAGCACGGCGTGGGACGGGATCAGCGGCTACTTCAGCACGATGTTCGGTGGCGTGCTCGACAACCTGAGCGGGTTCCTCACCAAGTTCAAGGACATGATTGGCGGCGCGTGGGACTGGGTGAAAAAGGCCTGTGACTGGCTCTGGGAGAACATCGCAGGCGGGATGGTCAAATCCTTTGAGGGCATTCTGAATGACTTGAAAAAGCCCATCAATGCCGTGATTTGGGCCGTCAATAAGTTGATTGAAGGAGCCAATACCGTCAGTTCGTCCCTCGGCATGGGCACGATTCCGCTGATTCCGACCTTGGCCGAAGGCGCGAAGAACTGGGCGGGGGGCTTGGCCTTCGCGTCCGAGCCGTGGCTGGGCGTGGAGGCGATGCGAACGCCAAGCGGCGACTTTGCATTGCTCCCGCCGGGTATCAGCAACATTCCCCGTGGCGCGGAGGTATTCACGGCTGAGGAAACCCGAGGCATGGCGGCGCGCATGCGTGTTCCGCAAGGCGGGATGGTTGGCGCACACGGCCTTGACGGAGCAGGTGGACCAACCATCATCAATAACTACTACACCTACACCACGAATGTCGATGCACGCGAGGCCATGAATCCCGCAGCTATCGAAGCCGCCGCCATCCGTGGCGCTGAAAAGGCCATCAAGAAATATACCGAAAAAGCCACTATGCAGAAGAAAACCAATCCATTTGGCAAATAACCAATCGACCTATTAACCAAACCAAAACCCCGCCTAAAGGAGGCGGCCTGTATGACCACAATGCAACTGTTACGCAATGGCAGCGTCGTGATTGACCTCATGCCAGGCGTGAATCCAACCGAAGGAACGACCAGTTATTGGCTCGTCGATGGCTCGTGGCAACCCCACGTGCCCCAACGCGATCGGCGCTTGATCTCCAATGGCGAACAATTCATGCCCAGTGTGCAATCGTTCGCCGTGAACATCTTTGGCGGCACGAATGAAGATCAAGCGTGGACAGCCTATCACGCGCTCATGGCGTTGCTCGATGATGCTGAGCGCTTCTATGAAGAAGGCTATAGCAGCGCGGTGGTATGGCGCACCAAACCAAGCGACAACACGGTGCATAGCGACATGCAGGTGATTGGGCGCGCTGGTGATACACCGATGGTTGGCACATCGCCATCCTTGATCCAAGACAATGATGCCTGGTGGATTCTCAACGTGCCCGTGACCTTCTTGGCGCGCCCGTTGCGCTGCGCAGCGGCAGCAAGCACGAGCAGCACCACTGCCAGCGCGGATGTTGCGCTGATTCACCAACCAAACTTTAGCGGCAGCGCCGCACCGCTCGAAAGCCCAACCAATCTCACGTTTAATGTGGCCGCAGCAGCGTCTGGGGGTGCAGCCACTGGCCTGATTGCCATTGCCCCACGCGGCAAAATGGTCAAAAGTGCCGCATGGAATTTTGCCGATAATTCGGCCAACTGGGTGCAACAAAACCAAGCCGCAGGCGTGTATGCGATGAACAACCGGCTGCTCTTCTATAATGCGCCGTTCGCAACCTATCAAACATCGCCGAACGTGATGAATGATGTTGGCATACTGAATAGCCGCTCGATTATCCAATGGGCCAGCATTCGCACGACCGCACCATTTCTGATTACGCCGATTATCCGCAGCAATGGCGCATCGATTGAAGGCCGCGCCACGTTGGTGGATAGTGCCACACCCATCATTGTGCCCTTGGGCCAAATCAGCTCGCCAACCGTGATCACGGCCCACCACCTTAAGCTGTTGAACCTGACCAATTCGGGAGCCATCTACATCAATGCGATTCTTTCGATTGCCGCCGATGCAGGGGGCTGGGGTGTCATTCCATTTGCATCAATTCCACTCCCAACCGCAGCCACAACGATCAGCGTTGATGCGCGCTACCTCAGCAATCCCGATGCGAACCTGACATACACCAGCGGCGGGGTAACGCAGCCTGTCGCAACCGATACCAACCCGCTGCTCTTAACCAAAGACCTGCAGCTCGATGTGAATCTGTTCGCCGTCAATGGCAGCTCGTGGAGTCCAACCGGACTGAACGCTGCCAGCGCCCGTACCATGACCGTCCAAGCATCACGCCTCAACAGCGCGATCGTTCCCTGTTAGGAGGCTGGAATGCAGTATGCAATTGCTCTTTATGATCCAGCAACGAACGTGCAGGTGGCGCGCTTTGATCGCCACGTCACCGATGCGCAGCTGAGCACCAATGGCTTAACCGCCAGCGTGCGCCTTGCGCCATTCACGGCCAAAACCTTGTATGCCCAATCCCGCATCCTGACCGCGGTCGTCTCACGGAGCGATGGTAAAATTCTGCGCTATCGCACTGTGACGTTGCGCCTGATTGACCAAGGCTTAGCCATCGAATGCCACAACCTGATTGTCGCACTCGATGATCTGGAGTACGATGGCTGGTGGTCAGTCACCAAGCTCGATGGCTGGCTGCCTGTGGAAACCGCCTCATCGACCCCCGAGCGCTGGGAAATGCGGCACGACGATGGCACAATCAGCATGTCACCGCGCAAAAATGAACAATTCAGCAACGCCAAAGGCATTGGCCGCCAATCCTTGTTTATTCCGGCGAATCTCAACAGTACCGGCTTTCAGGTGATCCAATTCGATTGGCGCGCCAAAGGCCCAACCAACTGGTTGGCAACCTTTCTGGCTGCTGAGCGGGACTACACCAGCCAAACGGGCGTGACCACCATCTCCAGCGGCAACAACGTCGCGCAAACAGGCTCGATGTGCTTTACGTTTGGCGCGCGGCCACTCGTCAGTTTTGCGATGTATTTCAACGCGGCAGCGGCGCTCTACATTGGCGAAACGGGCGACGATTATTTGAAGATTAGCAACCTGCGCGTGGCCACCACGTTTGCAAACATGGTCAACACGACCACGAGCGGCGCGATTGCCGTTGGCACCGCCTTCGTCACCGTGGCCAGCACCGCCAACATCAGCGTGGGCCAACGCCTGACCATCGAAAGCGGCGGAGCCAATAGTGAGAGTGTGATTGTCTTAGCGGTTAATGCGACCCAATTCCAAGCAGCATTTACCAAGACCCACGTGCTGGGCGTGACCGTGCGCGGGATTGTCGTGACCGATAAAGAGATCGTCGAAGATGTGGTGATCAAAACGCTGGCAACCAATCCCAATACGGGCATCAAGCAAAGCACGGCGCGCGTCAGCAAGAGTGGCCGTGATTGCCAAGAGGCGGCATGGTCAGCGAAATCGGGGTTAAGCGTCGTGCAGGAATTGGCCGACTGTGCACGCTTCGTGACCTATGTCGATGATGCGCAGTATTTCTACTATGGTCTCAAAGAAGTGGGCCGCACCTTCGCGCTCGTCGATGGCGCGATTGAGCTTGAAAAGGAGCTGGGCGACGCGACCAATCAAGTGCGCGTGGCCTACAAGAACGCCAGTAACCAGCCCATCTATACCGCCTTTGCCGAGAATACCAGCGAGCGCTATGCTCTAGGCACAGTCCGCCAACGCACGATTGCGAGCGAAACCACCGACGCAACCGAAGCGGCCACGTTGCGCAGTGTGGCCTTGCTCGATGCTGCGCCCACCATTCGCTCAAGCCTGACCGTGCGCGCCGTGCGCAACGAATACAACGTGCGCGAGCCGCTCGACATCCTTGCACGGGGCGATACGATTACCGTCGGCGATTTTTCCGGCGCAATCAATAAGCGTAGCTATACGCTCGCGGAAACAGCGGTTAATCTCATCAGCGGCGAAGTGACCGTGACACCCGAGGCCCCGATCAAGCAGCTCGACCTGTGGCTGGCGCAGGGCTAAAACAAGCGAGCACTTGGGAATTTCCCAAGTGCTCCAGCCATTTGCTCAATCCCCAACTGCATTGCACTACCGTTTCACTACCATTGCAGTACCGTTGCACTACGGCTTCACTACCACAAACATCTATCAACCCACTGCCAGAGCGGCCTAGACGGTCATTTAGTACCCCCAACACTCTTAATAGCGACTCATGACCACACCTTGACCGAATCACGTCCTTATCTTGTCCGAATCATACGAGTGTGTGAGCCTGCTGCCAGAGTGGCTAGTCGGCCATTTCGTGGGGCCAACACTCTTAATAGGGCGCTGTTAGGGCTATCAGGCTGGAGGAAACCAAAAGCGATTCTGGTATCCAGTAGGAATATCAATATTTAAATTATCTCAGTGATTAAAAATTTCAATCATCATTATCAAATGCTTTTTATCGTTATTCTTTATTCAAAGTAATCAATAATTTAATCAAATAAGAACATTTGTTCTATTATATCAAGTATAAAATCATTGAAATACAAATATACATTAGTCCTATTTCTTAATAGGACTTGAATAATATCTATTGCTATTTCGATATGTTTCCTATATAACCATACTAGACCTCCTTTCCCTAACATAGAAATCCCGTCAAAACATTTGTTCGTTATTCCTTACCTCGTTGTAATCCTTTTGAATTATGGGAGTGATTATGCAACTTGGGGAATCTAACATCCTCTATTACGGTGATAACCTTCATGTTCTGCGTAAGGATATTCCCGATGCAAGCATCGATCTTATCTACCTTGATCCTCCATTCAACTCGCAGCGAAATTATAATGTTCTCTTTAAAAATGAGTCAGGCTTTGATAGTGAAGCTCAGATTATGGCATTTGAAGATACATGGCATTGGTCTATCTCTGCTGAACAAACATATAATGAAATTGTACAAAATTCCTCGTTTCTTTTATCATCATTCATGACATCATTACGCCAAAGCTACGGAACCAATCAAATGCTCGCCTATCTTGTCATGATGACCGCTCGACTTATTGAGCTGCATCGGGTGTTGAAGCCAACCGGAAGTCTCTACCTTCATTGCGATCCAACCGCTAGCCACTATTTAAAGATTATTTTGGATATGATTTTTGGGGCTGAAAACTATCGTAATGAAATCGTCTGGAAGCGACGGCAAGGAATGCACAATACCTCACGCCGCTTTGGTTCTGTAACGGATACCATCTTTTTCTACACCAAATCAAATAAGTATGTTTTTAATAAGCAATTTGGGGAGTATAACCCCGAATACATCAAAAAGTTTTTTCGTTTTGAGGATGACAAGGGTGTCTACGCGCTAGCCGATCTTACAAACCCAGCAGACAGACCGAATTTAAAATATGAATATAAAGGCTATCCGTCGCCCCCAAAAGGATGGGCTGTTTCTCGGGAACGAATGGAGCAAATGGATCGAGAGGGAAGACTCTATTTCCCGCCCGATCCACAAGGAAGGATACGGCGCAAGCGCTATCTTGATGAGTTAGAGGGTCAACCGATTGAATCGTTATGGGATGATATTCAACCAATTTCCCCTCATTCAGCCGAAAAACTTGGTTATCCTACCCAAAAACCATTAGTTTTGCTCGAACGAATTATCCAAGCAAGCAGCAAAGAGGGTGACGTTATCCTTGATCCGTTTTGTGGCTGTGGCACCGCTGTTGCAGCAGCTCAGAAACTTGGCCGACGCTGGATCGGAATTGATATCACGAGTCTTGGTATATCCTTACAAAAATATCGGCTCCAAGCGATGTTCCCCGGCATCGAATTCAATGTTGAAGGGTTTCCCAAAGATGTTGATGGCGCAAAGACCTTGTTACAAACGGATCGCTATCAATTCCAGTGGTGGGCGTTATCGCTCGTTCGTGCCCGGCCAATGGGCGGGGAAGAAGGCAAACCCGGGAAGAAAGGGCGCGATCGCGGGATTGATGGCATCATTCATTTTATTGAAGAAATCAATGGGCAACCAAAAACAGTCATCGTTCAAGTAAAAAGTGGGCATGTGAAAAGTGGCGATATTCGCGATTTACGCGGCGTTATCGAACGTGAGCAGGCTGCCATTGGCGTGTTCCTGACGTTCGAACCTCCAACAAAGGAAATGCTTAACGAAGCACACAAGGCTGGCGTTTACGAAGCTCGTGGATGGTCTCTTGAATGCCCTCGTATTCAAATTCTGACCATTGCAGAGCTGCTTGATCCCAAAAATAAACGGCAGGTCATCATGCCACCATCATATCGAACGTTCCAAGAAGCTCCTCGCGTCATGGCGAAGCCGCAGGTTGTGCAGCATGCCCTAGATATCGCATGAACAGGTTTGATATCTAAAGTATACTGCAATCGTTCGTAGGATACTGCGCAGGCACACGAGCAAAATGACAATTCACACCACACCCCTGATCGATTGTACAGCCTGAATCAGGGGTGTGGTGTTTTAGCACTCAAATTCCAGTATCTTGAGGGATAGTGGACAAATGAAAAACCCACGCCGTGTGGTGTGGGTTTTGTGATCCCCGCGAGAGGATTCAGGTTTTTCGACTGGTAGTTGTACCTGCCCAGCAGGCGAGAACAAGCGCTACTGGTTTTAATCCCCCAACGAGGATACCGAGACTATACACGATGCGCCCAGCTGGCGCAAGCCCCGCTAAAACCACAAACGGCTCGCAAAACGGAGCCGCTTGTGGGAGAGAAGAGAGAGGAGAAGGTTTGGCCTAAGTTTAGCAAAAATAGGCTAAATGTCAATTCCAACTATCTATCATATAGATTAATCACCTCGTCAAATTGACTCCTGATACTTTCCAATTTTATTTCAAGACCATCTGACATATTATGCAAATTTCTAAAATAATCTATAGAAATTTCATATTTATTACGTGTATGGAATAGACTATAGGAAATCTTTTTATTTATATTTTGATTAAAAAAATTATGATCATCTTTTACTATAGTATATAAATCTTTCATCATATATAAAACACCATTTACCCTATTCAATATATAATGTATATTTTCATCGATTATAACTGGGTTATGTGTTTGCGTAAGTTCTTGTAAAATACTTACTTCATTATCAATATAACCTAAACTTGAATCAATAACGGAATTTATTGATGGTGACTCATTTTTTCTAGGCGGAGAATGAGTTAATTGATTTCGATATCTTCGTTCAATCTCCATCATTCTTCCAAATGCTGTATCTTGCTTCTTATCCAGAATAATTTTTTCATTAGTTGATATATCTTGTAAATCAGATAAATCTATGTTTAAGTCGAAATATTTCTTTGATGATTTAGAGAAGTCATCAAAACTATATATCATAAAGTAGTTAATACCTTTATTACACACCTCTTCAACTAGCTCTCTCCTTGCTCGTTTTTCATCCATCCAATCACTTTTATTGTCATCTGTTATCAATATAATACTATGTATATCACTATGAAATGATTCAACATGGTTAAGTATTTGTTTCCATATAAAAAAATCACCATACTTTGTAGGATATTTTTTACCATTAAAGGATAGGAAATCACCAATACTATCCTTTTTATCATCGTTGAATCCCGGTGGTATCTTTTCCGTGAAACGCCCTTCCGCCTCCCTACAAAGCGGCTCTATATCACTAACAGAAAAATTACCTCCAATATTAGTAAATATATCAAGTATTTTATTCAAAATATTAGTATTTCGTTGAATATGAGTTTTATTTTTCCGAAATTCATTAATGTCATTTATTGATTTATCGATATTAGATATCAGGGATGATAATGTTTTATCTTTTATAATCTTCAAGTTTCTTTTAGATAATTCATCTAATTTATTTTTAATATCGGATTTTGATTTTTCTAATAAATTTATAAAGTTTTGAATATCTTTTTTCGATATATTTTGATTCATAGTACTATGTATTGCTGAAAATTCTAGAGCAACATGATGTGGTATCCATAATCGACCCGCCTTATTGAGATCCTCAAATAATTTCAGATATTTCTCTAGTGTTTGATCTGTCATATAAAAAAACTTTCGTAAGATATTAGTATCGACTATAAATAGGCAATTTTCCCATACCGCATCGATTTCATCATCACTGTATGAATAAAAGCTAGGGAATAGTGATCTCATTGTCATTCTGCAATCCTCCTAAGAACCAAAGATGCCAAATAATCTTAGCAATCCCTTCGCAAGGATTAAGAACTGTATATACATATTGGCTGATGAAAAACCTTGATAGTACCAACAGGGGAAGATCCGCTGCAATCCCCTCACAAGGATGCACCTACTATAGCGCATTGGATTACAGCATGCAATATTCATTTAACATATTCAGTTTGAGTTTAAATAAAAAAGCGCCCTAGCCAGTCACGGCTAGGGCTGCTCTAGCATTTAATCTTCAAATTTGATCGTTGACTTTTACATACCACATTGTTAGGATTATCTGCAATACAAAGAACCACCTATAAAGTGGCTTTTGCGTAGAACGATAATTTGTTTATCCCTCACCGTGCTGAACTTTCCTAGGGCCAAGCACGGTAAGGGAGGAGCACAGCGTCATGAATGGTTCACCGTCCACGACCGCCAGTGATGAGCAGCTAACGCCACCCGAAGATCTAACGAACCCAAAACACCGTAACTGGATGCAAAAGGTACGTGACTTTTTTGCTTGGCTCGTACCAATTGTTACGGTTATAAAATTGCTTTGGGATCTCTTCAAGTCCATTATAAAGTAGATAGACTTGTCAGCATCTGTGGGTCTGTACAATCCACAGATGCCTCTACTTATATTAGATGCAAACGATCTAGATTTTTCCAATTGTTCTCCAGTATTTAAGCAAACTCAAGGTTAAGTTAAGGTTATAGTAAGAGTTTAGTGAAATTTATGAGTACACCATATCACAAAGATAATGACCAAGATAATATACTGGATGCAACATCATCCAACAATGTATCGAGCCTGTCTCCATCTGAAATTGAAGAATATTCTAAATCTATTAATATTCCTCAAAATTTCAATAAAAAAGAAATAGAAAGAATTATTATGAATTATCATCGTGAACATAAAATGATAGAGTCATTGATAAATAGAGATAATTATGATCATTTACAACAATGGAATAATTTATATATAATGTCAAAAAATTTTGTTGATAAATATTATAATGAAATCTTTGATTTGAATGAAATTAGGCGTTATTCTGAAGATATAGTACAAGATATTATGTTAAATATTTATAATGGATTAGATGGCTTCAGATATTATTCGAGGTTTAAAACGTGGTTTTATAAAGTTTCTATTAATACCATTTTGCAAGATTTCAGAAAAAGAGGATCTATTTCAAGAATAGGTGATTATAGATATTTTTATGACTCAGAGTATATATCATACCCAGACAATTCTGATGAAATTATAGATAACATATTTATGGATAATATATTATCTTCCTTAAAGGAAGCTCCTGATGAGAGGTTGCAGCAGGTCGCTCGTCTTTATTTTATAGAGGACAAGAATATTTATCAGATATCAAGTATACTCAATATAGGTAAAAGTCGAATCCATCAATTGTTGCAAATGGCTAGATCACTTTTACAAGATCAAGTTCGATTGAATTATACCGATGATCTTGACCTTGTAAAATTTGATCAATCTAATGAGTAATTAGAAAGAATTTCTAATTACTTCTAAATCCTTGTATCAAGTAATGCACGACATACACAGCAATCATCGCAGTAGATTAACTTAATGATGCCATCACCTGACCAACGATCCACTGCATGACTGGTGGTGTGACGGCATTGCCGTATTGCTTCACCTGCTCGCGCGCATTGCCCAGCACCACATACTCACGCGGAAAGGCCATCGCTGCACCCACTTCATGCGGCTGCAACATTCTGAACCCACAATCATCAACACTTGGCGTTTGCGGTTGCGCCAAATAATGCACGGCCATGCCAGGCACGGTTGGCAGAGCCTTGCCTAAATCATTGGTGCGATGGTCGCCATCACCACCATAGTATGAAACCGTGAAGGGTTGCGGTGAAACAAGGCCATATTGGCCGCTGGTGGTTTGGGTTGGGTGTGGGCTATCAATGCTCACATCAGGGCGAAAATAATTCACTGAAGTCAGGAAGGGTGGTACAACCACGGCATGGCGATCGCGCGTGGTCACTGTGCCCAGTGCATCACTCTGATGGTTGGTTGTATCATTGCCATAGTAGCTGGTAATGAACGGTTGGACTAAAGCATGATGGACACCACTGACACACACCGTTGCTAATGCTGAATCAACACCACGAGCAGTTGAGTTATTGTGTAGCTCGGCAATGAATGGCGGAACAACTAAGCCCCGATTCCATCCAGCCGTTTGCGTTGGCATGGCATCGCTCACATTGGTTGCGCGCAAGTCACTGTGATTTGGGCTAACCATAAATGGCGCGCATAACCCAAGCTCTTGGCGGGTACTTTGGGTTGGTAGAGGCTCGGTGCTTGACGTGCTACGGCGATCATGAGTTTCGTGAGTATAGCCCATTGGGATAAATAAGGCGTTCGGCGCAAAGGGGTGGTTGGCATATTTTTCAAGCCCATAGCGAATACGCGCCATGGTCTTTTCTTTGAGTGGCCGCTTTCGATCGGCAATGCGGGTGATGGGCAGTGACCAGTCAATAGCGTTGGCGGCGCAAAAGTAGAAGGGCTGCACCGCGCTGGCACACTGTGGGCACAAGTAGCGATATTGGGCTTTGTATTTCCCGAAGGGCTTAGCGGGATTCTTCCAGACCTGTACAGCTCGCACGTTGGTAGCGCATTTTTCACAGCGTGCCACGGGGTGATAATCCAAAACAGGCGCGCGGTTGCCTTTGCGCCAGAACACGACATACATGCGATCGCGCGATTGTGGCGTTGGCCACACAAACATGGAATTCAAGAAGACTTCTTTATGCGCATAGCCCAAGTCGTGCATGGCCTTGAGCCATGCGTCATAGAGAATCCATGAGCGTGCATCGGGCACGTTCTCAACAATCACCACCTTATATTGGTGATGCTCGGTGAACCGCACCACGTCCCACATCGTGGCGCGTGAGCGCTCTGCCGATGGGTCAGGCTGGCCATTATCCAAGAGCGAGATTTGGCGTGTTGGGCGCTTCACACCTTTAGCAAGAGAATGGTTTGTGCACTCAGGGCTAGCAATAAGAATCGTCGTGCGTGGGTAGCGTCGTGGATCGCAGGCTTGAATATCCGTGCAATCGTGGTCGGTGTCAGGGTGATTGGTGTTATGGGTTTCGATTGCCAGCTTCCAATGGTTCAACGCCATGCGCACGTTGGCCCCAGCGTTGACCGCGCCTGTGCTTGAACCGCCAGCACCACAAAACAAGTCCGTCACGGTAATATCGCTCATTGGCTGATTGCTCCTAAAACAAAACCGCGCCTCGGAGTGAAGCGCGGTTGGTATATTTATGCGATGATCTTCTCAAACCACGCCGCTCGTAAAAAGCGATGTGGTTGCTGAATGCGTTGCCCTTCTTTTGTATATTGGGTTGTCCAGATCGGTGCAAGCACCTCCGATGCACGAACATCGTCGATAGTGGCAATGAGTAATTGACTGCCAGGCCAGCCCATTTCCCACGCATCAAGCACGGCCCTTTTGCGGCGTTCGCTCGGCACCGTAAAGGCAATCAATGGCCAGTTATAGCGCCCTTCCCAATAGCGCGATCGATATAATTCACGATACGAGTTGGCTTTGCCAGTAATAATGCTCAGTTCCTCGGTGCCACGATCGATTTCAATCGCATAGAGTTGATCAATCTGCCCTGGCTGTTGGCCAAGACCGAGCCACGGATACATAGACGAGCGCTCACAATCGGGCAGTGTCGCATCAGCCCAGCGGCGCACCACCACAATCCCGTCAGCACGTGGCCGCGCGTTTGGGCCCAAGTCCATCTCAATATAACTACTCATGCCGACAATGCCAGGCACATACGACAGCGATTGAATCAAACTGGTGATGACCTCGGCATATTCAATCTGGTGTTCAGCTTGATGTTGGGGATTGAACATCGTTGGAGCCAAGCGTTCGATCCCTTCCTCTAATATTGGAAAGGCCTGTTTGACGATCTCCCAACCCAAGGGCGTGAGGCTATACAAGCGGCCATGGCGCGTCCAGCCGAGTGCACCACGTGGGTCATAGCCGTGGGATTGAAAGTGTTCGCAGTAGGTAATAAGTTTGGCATCGACGAGTTTCGCCAAGGTGCGATTAACCGTCTGGATGGTCACCGTAAACGGATGGCCCCATGCCGTGCCAAGGTGGCGCGAGAGTAAGCGCCCAATGCGGGCAATCAAGAGTAAGACCTGCATCTCGATCGAATTAAGACCAATCGATGTGGAATGAGCCATGGAATACCCTCCTCAGCATGAGAACGGTGGCTGTGCAGCCTGTTAAAGAATGTCAGCACGACTAAACGGCCATTTTAGGCCATTCTGATGGGCTATTTTATTTTTGGCGGTTTGTGTGTGGTAGCAATGCAGAAAGAACACGGAATGAACACGATTTGAATGCGTCTATTCCATCAATACCAAATGACAGCGCTCAAATACGAAAACCGCGCCTCGTGCGCTGAAGCGCGGTTTTGCCCCATTTAATTGTGGGAGACGGCTACTTGTTCACAGCGATACTGATGGTAGAGCAAGAGCATGAACAATTTCGTATATTCTTGTTGATATTGCTGGTGGATGCGCTGGGTTCGTTTTAAATACCGACGCTTCATCATGCGAATGTTGATTGGCTGGCGTTTGATTGCTGGCTTGTGGCGCTTGGGCGTAATGAATGGCTTTTGGCGACTATTGATCACCACTACTGACGCAATAAGTGCGATCAGCGTGGTGACAATGATGAGTCCTTGCATTTATGCACCGTTCCCTTTCAGCACATCGCGAACCCCACGCACGAATTGTCGGATCATCGGCTCGGCGCTCAATGCCACCAGTGCGGCCAGCAATCCGCTCATAATCGCAAACCACCAATGAGCACCAAATACAGCATGCAAGAATTCATGGATGTACCAGCCGGTTGCGGTCGCGTCGAGTGAGCCAACGATGACCGCATAGGTCAACCGCATGCGATCGACGTGCACGAAAAAGTACGCTATTTGTTGATACCAGGGTAAATCCCTTGGCACCTTCACCCCACGCCACAAATGTTGGCCCACGAACGAGATCACAATATGACCAAGACAGCCAATAAAGAACCAGTCGAGCACCCCAGCTTGCACCCAAATGCCGTGGTATTTCAGCCAAAGGCCGCCGAGTACAACTGCGCTCGCTGTTGCCAAGCCATTGGCAATCCATAACACGATCCAAATCAAGAGCATGCTCGCTTCCGCGATCAAACGGCTGCTGCTCACAAACTGCCAGCGTGTTTTCACGGTCGCGTTCTGTGGCAAGCCACGCGCAACTCGCACGCGGCGACGATATTCCAGTGGCCCTAAGGGCGTTCGTGTTGTCAT